TTACTTTTTATTGTCTTTTAGTGCCTTAGGGGTCTTTGGCTGATGGCCCCAAAGAAAGCTGAAATCATTTGCTTTCTTTGCAGCTATCTCAGAAACTTTCGAATCGATAGCAGATAATATTTTTGAGGTTTTATCCATTGTCATTTACTCCTTTCTAAATGAAATTTAGATACACTGGTTATAACCTTAATGTAATTATATAGTATCACAAAATTTAATAGTCCACTACCAAAACAACACAAACCAAGGAAAATTTTTGTAGTGTAATCAAATGATGTAAAATATGTAATGTAAATTTTCGTAAGATTTACCTCTATAAAAAATAGAATGAAAATTACAGTGATAAATCCGAAGAGCCTTATCTTATATTGCTTGAATTTTTGGATAACAAAAGTAAAGTTCCAAAATGAAGCTATCGCTACAATTTGAATTAATCTTTCAGGCAAAAAGCATAAGAACCTTTTTAATTCAGGGGAATTAAGTAAATTCGCTTCTTGTCCATTATAAAAATAGCGAATGCATAAAGGCACATATAATGATTCAAAGCTAATGATTAAGAGAGAAAATGCTGCAACTCCTAATATTGATTTTAGCCAGGTTGTCTTATAAATATACTTCAATATAATAGAGTATACAACCATAGAAACAATAGATGTGATATTCATATTTGGTATAAAATATCCGACAATCGCACTTATGAATGATACCACAACTGCCGAGACAAGCATTTTAACAAAGTTAGCAATAAATTTACTAGAATCACATTTAAATGGCACTGCATTACTTTCCCCTAGGATTATAAGGGAGAACATAAAGCAGAGAAAATACTGCGGGGTCGATAATATAAATACGTTTAAAACACTAAAGCCTTCCATAACAAACCTCCGTAAATTTGTTTTAATTTAATGACAAGAAAAAAATTAAAGTTTACGTGCAATAATAATATCTTCCAGTGGTATCCCGGAGTCTTTTATTTTTATTGCAATATTCAGATATTCTCTGTTATCTGTATCTGCAGCAAATTTCATAATTTTGTTCTGTTCTATACTATCTTCTGTATATGAATTTGAACCAAGCAACTTACTTACATTCACGCCAGACAGGCTAGCTATTTGATATATGATTTTTACATCAGGGATTATACCCTCTTCTATGTTTTTTACTTCTTTAACTTTCAAATCATTGTATAACGCAAATTCTTTTTGAGATAATTTCATACTTTCCCTTAAATTTTTTATTGATGCAGCGACATAATTTGCGTTTATGGAACTTAATATTTCATTGATATCTTCAATATCACAACCTAATAGATAATCAATACTGACTTTAAAAATCCTCCTTAATTTTTTTAAATTTTCAACACTCGGATATCTTCTATCTCCAGCCAATAATTTACTTATTGCTGAGGGAGTAACCTCCAATTCATTAGCTAAATCGGCTGGTTTCATTCCGAATTTATCCATTAACAATGCAAGCCTTTGAGAAAACATTCCAATTCCTCCACTAAACATACTATTAAATATAATAATAGACTGGCAGTCAACATATGTCAAGATAAATGGAATAAAAGTCTAAGAAAACGAGGAAAAATTGAGTAATAGTCACAAAATAGCTATAAAAGTGAATATTAGTCAACTATTATACTTGATAATAATTGACTGGCAGTATAATATGGTAATGAAAGGAAGTGATGGAAGTGAGAAAGATAAAGGCTGATAAGCTGAATATTTTAGGAAGACTCAGAGAAGATGTTGGGCTTAAGAGGGAAGAAGTTGAGGCGCATATAAAGAAACTTGAAATTCCCGATTTAAGCTGTTCGACTTCATACTTGTGTAAATTGGAAAAGCTCGGCACTGATAAAAAGCCATCATTAGAGTTAGCCATAGAATTGTGTAAAATGTACAAATGCAGACTTGAGGATATATATCCAAATCTCAAGGATAAACTTAAGGGCCTTAAGGTTTGCTAAAAATAAACACTGGGGGGTGAAGCTTTTGGAAGAAATCACTGCGAATGGAAAAGGACGTATAACTTGGGATGCAAAGACCACTGCCATCTATTTGGGAATTTCATACGGGTTACTGCTAAAGCTGGTAAGGCAAAAGAAAATTCCCTTTGTATCAGTTGGGAGAATTATACCATAACAAGTAATGAAAGGAAGTGGGGTCATGCACAATAAAATACGGCGCAGTGACATATTCTATGCAGACCTCAATCCGTATATTGGTTCGGAGCAGGGAGGAGTCAGGCCGGTACTAATTCTTCAGAATGATATTGGCAATAAATACAGTTCCACGGTCATTGTTGCTGCTATCACTTCCCAGATAGACAAAACAAAACTCCCCACACATGTTAAGGTTGATGGCTATGGATTGCGTGAAGGCTCACTTATCTGTCTGGAACAGTTGAGGACAATTGATAAATGTAGACTCCGAGAGTACAAAGGGCATCTTGATAACGAGCAAATGGCCAGGGTTGAGAGTGCAATAAATATTAGCCTTGGAATGCAGCAAAACCAAAAGGAGGGACAAGCAGTGTCAGATTTAATGGTTAAGCAAGTTGAGTTTAATGGAGATATCCTTCTCGCTGTAAAGGATAATGAGACAAATAAGATTCATGTTGCAGTCTATTATGTGTGTCGCGGACTTGGGCTTTCGGATGGTCAGATGAAAAATGAACGCGTAAGAATTCAAGATGATATTGTTCTATCAAAAGGGGGACGAAAAATCATCCTCCCTACAAATGGCGGTTCTCAAGAGGCTTTATGCATAGAAATAGATTATCTCCCATTATGGCTTGCAAAAATCAACGCAAATATTATTCAAGACAAAGCGGTTCAGGACAAGCTTATTGAGTACCAACTAGAAGCTAAAGATGTACTTGCAACTGCTTTTCTCGGACAAACTCAACCACAATTCAATATTCCACAAACTTTACCTGAAGCTCTTAGGCTTGCTGCTGACCTGGCAGAGGAAAACGCAAAACTTCTTCCTAAGGCAAATTCGTTTGATACATTTATAAATTCAGAAGGTAACCTCACCATTGAGGAAACCGCCAAAACATTAAACATAAAGGGTATTGGGAGAAATAAATTATTTCAGGTCTTAGCGATAGAGAAAATTCTTTTCAAGAAAGGCGACAGCTACGAAGCCTACCAAAATTATATAAACAGTGGTTACTTCATACATAAGCAAAACCCAATTAAAAAAGGAGATGTAATTGAGCAAAGAACCCAGGTGTTTGTTACTCCAAAAGGACTTGATTGGCTTAGCAAAAAAATGAAAGAAAGAAGTTATATGGCTTGAACAGGGCAGAATTATAGGTTCTTGCGGGTTTGTCCTTAACAGCCCGATACCAACCCCGGGGAGGTGGTTGACATGAGAAGTTAATAACATCTTTAAGACTTAACACGAAAGCTAAAGAAAGGAGGAACTATGGGAGCAATTTTTGGATTCAACTGGTTTGATTTACTGCAGATGATTTTAATCAATTATTCAAATTGGCTGCAATGCAGAGCTATTATAACCGAACCAATCAATCAATCAGAAGTATCCGGATACCCAACCGGGTTCACTTAGATAATGTGGCCACGCCGATTCACTTTCAGATCGAATTTAAAAATTAACAATTAGTCCAACGGCGGTCGGACGGATACTGCCCGCCGTTTACCTGGAGGACCGCCCGAAAGGGATAAACGCAACGTCGGTTGAGATAAGCAGCGAGAAAAGGATTCCGGAAGTGCAGGAGCCTGATACCCCTTACAAGAAGCTTTGCAGGTTGTAAGGTGAAAGTGAAGTGTATGGGATAACGGTAGACAGCTGACTGCCCATTAAATATGCGGCTGCTGAGGTAGCCAACCCTCAATCCTCCACCAACGCTCAGGACGTTCCCTGTGTCGAGAATAGAGCCATGATTAAACGAGTGCAGCGCACAGCGTTTAAACCGTTGCACGGAACAATGGTGACAGCCGGGAAAGATCGGCAAATAACCGGAAAGACTGCAACATGAATAAGCGGCCATGTGTGCAAAGTGGGATAAACCAATCTCAATAATTGTTGCAGTTTACCGGCCCCATGGAGAAATAGCACAACGGACAGTGCGGGGAGTGTACACTATAAACCTTGACCTTTGATGTGAGTTCGATTCTCACTTTCTCCGCAAAGCCTTCTGTGTAAGAGGTTGGTTACCTCATAAAACAACAACGGCGCACAGAGTCAAAACCATACGTGCTGGCTGTATGTCATTCGGTGGAATAGCGAAAAGGCAGGTAAGCGCCTAAAGCTTACAGATGCTCCATTTGCAGTTGATTGCATCACCAACTCAGCAACGCCGTCCGCCAGAACGCATCTGGCCCAAGCCGAAAGGTTAATAAAATTTTAGGAGGTGCATTATGGCAAAGTTAAATGTTGAGGTCGAAGTAGATTGGTTAGATGAAAGTGAGTCACTGGACGATGTTATAAAATCTGAGGTTCTTCATAAAGTTTCGAAAATGATTGAGGATAGGCTAACAGCAAAAGCCTTGGAAAAATTTGAGTCGAAAGTCGTTGAGTGTGCCGAGCAGATTGAAACAAGAGTGGTTGAACTTTCAAACAAAGTTATTGATGATTTTGTTTTAACCCAAAGATTTCCTCAGCCAAAAAACTCATACGACGACAACCCCGAAACGAAAACTATTCAAGAAATTTTTATAAGTAAGCTGGATAGTTGTTTGACTCGTAGTGTAGATGAAAATGGCAATTATACAACTTCGTCTTATTCTTCCAAGGGAACGAGGCTAGAATGGCTCACGGGGAAACTTGCTGAAAAATATGCAGATGAATTGGTAAAGAAACATGTTAAGGACGTTAAAGGGCATATCGAAAAGTATATTCTTGACAAAGTTAAGGGCGAAATTCTTGTTCAATTATCGGATTCTGTTCTCAGCAAAATCGATTTTTCTAAGATTAAATAAGCCCGCCTGAGCATATCAGGCCCAAACCCAAAAGCAAGAGTAAGCTACACGGGTATTCTTAATTATTTTATTATGTGGGGCCAGATGGCTGCAGCATGCTGGCCCCGAAACCACAAATCTAAACCAAAATTTAAAATTTGGAGGTAATTCTTATGCAAAAGACATTTAATGATGATGGTACGATTACCATCAATATGACGGAACATGAGTATTTTAACAGTGTTTTCGGCAACAAGCAATATGTCCAAGCTTCTGTTAATTCAACCCCGATCAACACGGTTCCTGCAAATACAGACCTCGAAACTCTCGTTACAAATCTTCTCAATAGTATTGGTATGCCCCGCAACATCAAAGGTTTTCACTATGTACGGCAAGCAATATCTTTGGCGGTAGAAAACCCAGACATCGTCGATGGAATGACAAAAGAGCTATACCCGGCTATAGCTAAATCATTTCAGGCAGAACCTTCCCGCGCAGAAAGAGCAATCCGGCACGCCATAGAGGTTGCCTGGGACAGAGGGAATGAACCTGCGCTAAGCTCTTTGTTTGGGTATTCAATCAGCCAGTACAAGGGGAAGTCCACCAATTCAGAATTTATCGCTCTTATGGCAGACAATCTCAGACTTCAGCTTAAGGAGGGAGGCAGAGGAAATGACGGCGAAGTGCAGTAAGTGTGGCGCTCAGTGGAAAGTGAGCATACATAAAGATTTGGATTCCCCGTTTGTTTGCCCAAGATGTTCAAGTAAAACGAAATTCAAAACTACACTTTTCTTTGCCGGCTTAATTGCCTCTTGCTTGATAATACCAAAGCTCAACTGTATTGCAAATGATGCACGAGGATATCAGGCCGTGGGAGGTGAGATATTTATACCGCTGCTTTATCTTCTGGTCGCAGCACTAATTCGTGAGATTGGGGGGTTTTTATGAACAAGCTAAGCGCATTGCATCTGGCGTACTCAATAATTACCGACAGGAGAAATGAAAACAGATACTGTATGTCTCAGATAAGAAACAAAGAGACGCTGCAAATTGAGGCTACTTACCATGATGCAGTAAAAGTTATAGAGGAATTGCGCGAAAAAGAAAGACAAAAAGAAAACGCCCAATAATAAGGCGATAATCAAAATTTCCTACAAAAATTATATCGTGAAAGGCAGGACTTGTAAATGATATTTGAAAAGTTGAAAAAGCTCATTTATGAGCAACTGGGTGTGGATGAGGATGAAGTAATAATGGAATCGTCCTTTGGAGATGACCTTGGATTTGATGATCTGGATATGGTTGAACTGATTATGAATGCAGAGGAAGAATTTGATATTGAAATTGATGCTGCTGGACCAGACTTCAATACAGTTGGTGAAATGGTCAGCTATATTCAGAAAAAGCTGGAATAGGAGGCTGATATGAAACACGAATGTGATGGTTTAAAAACGGTAACTCAGGCGATACAAAAGCAATTCTCTGATTACGAAAATATCGAGCCACCGATTGAATTATTTTCTGGACAGATTTACTTGAATTTCACAGCGGACAAGCCATTCAGAGGGAAGAAGAAGCAGGTTGAAATACCGGTGCTGCTTTCAAAATGTCCGTTCTGTGGAGAGAAATATACGAGCAAGGAGGTAGCAACATGAAAATTGAAGCGAAACCGTATAGGTTAACCACAGCAGAGCTTGAAGCAATTGTTCAAAGTGATTGCAAAGTCACATTTGACAATAAAGGGTTAGGACTCTGGGACAAAAATGGAAGTGTGGTTGCAGAGCTCTACGCGAATACCGAAGATGCAGAACAGCTTGTAAAGCAAATTAATTTATATGACGAACTGGCCAGAACCATAGCTAGGAATCTCACTGCCTGGGACACATCGAGAGACAAAAAAGAAAGCTTGTTGCCAGAAGTTTATCTAACAAATAGGTGGCTTTATAAACAGATAACCGGCGAAGAATACAACTTTACGAAAGCTTGTCAGAAGTTTCATATCGGGCCTGAGTGGTCTTAAGGAGGGGAGAACGTGAAATATTGTTCAAAATGCAAGAAAGTCTATCCGAGTGGAATTGATTGTGAATGTCTTGAAAACAACTATTCGGACAGTTACTTAAGTAAATACAATGCAGAAATGAAAGCAGTTGATTGTGAACCGATTTGCAGGTGCGGATCATCAGAGAGTTTAAAGTACCATCCGCTCCATCAATGGAATTCAATAGGATTAAAAGATGACCCTGCATACTGCACTTGTGCTGAATGTGACAAGAAATTGGAAGCCAGAATCGTCCGGGAAAAGTCAATGAAATATCTCGTATTCGATAGCTGCCAGGACGAAACCAAACTTTGTGATGATACAGACGAGGTTGAGGAATTTCTTGAATATTATGCAAATGATTCTGAATTTGAGTCTGGGCCCTTAAATGATGTACTGATATTGAAGTTGGAGCCTTTTGACGGGAACTTAAAGGAGTCCGATTTCAAGCCTCAGAGAGATTATAAAGACGGCGAATTCACAAACCGTCCAGAGCCGAATACTCACATTGTAGTTTGGGACGGAGATATATACAGAGTTGAGGATGTTATTGTTCCAGAACTGGAATATGACGGAGGGAGGTCGATTAGCTGGTGAGTGAAGTAAAGATAATTCGTAATGATAGAGGGGTAGATTTCAGGCGCATTGAGAAGTTTTTGGAGTTGTTTCAAGAAAGATGTCGCAAGAAAGCTCAGGTATTTACGCAGCAAGAATCTGAGTTAAAGAAAAAACGTGAAACTGAAGCTTTTGCTTATTTTGGCATTGATTCTGAAATTGAAGAAATTAAGCGAATAGATGCTGAAATTAAAAAATTCAAGGAGTTGAGAAGCCAGCACGAAGAAAAAGTCCGCGATTATACACAGGGAAAGGATAAGGAAAAACGATACAACAGCTATGATTCAATAAGAGAAGGAAGCCCGATTCAGGTGTTTATTGATGTCGGAATCGCTGATGTCAGTAAAAATAAAGATGAGATTTGGGCCTTGAATCAGCAGCTTTCAAACGAACTCTGGTATGCCAGGAACTTGGAGCAGGCTATTGAGATTATGCAGGCCTTTCAAAGCAAACTTGATTCAATTAGTTTGGATGGTGATGGTAATGCTTAAAGAAGGTAAATATTGCGAAATCCTCAATGAAGATGCTTTAGCGCTAGCGTTGTTAAAAGTATACGGCAACAAAAGTCATAACCTTAAAATCATAGCTACAGACTTTAAAACAGGTGAGTTTAAATGCGTTGAATTACATTCTGATGGTGAAGTCAAAAGTCTATATCAATTTCTTAAAAAACACTTTGAGGGCGAAGATGGAGAGCGGTTTTCACATAAAGATTACCTTGAATTTGTAGCTGCTATGAAATCTGAGAATTGCACAGAGAACGAAATTCCTTCTGAGGTGCAATGGCGGAAAGAACTTGAAGCAGAGTTTGGGGATGGTGATTGAAGATGGGTAAATTTCAGGAATATATAGACCAAGCAATTGCAGACCTGAAGAAAAAATATGGTCAGGACGTGGAGTATCTGGTCAACGAGCACGAAAATGGGTTCGCTGTAATTACGGTGGAGGGTTTCAATAAATTAAAGGCAAGGCAAAAGGGCTTACTGTTGGGGACTTTGAAGGGGGTAAAGTAAAGATGAGCAAAATAAAAAGGCTTGTAACTCGGCAGGCACTGGGAATCGAAGAGTCAGCCTACAATTTTGGAAAAGTTAATGTGATTTCTGGTGGAAATGCTCGGGGGAAAACAAGCATTCTTGAGATAATCGAAAAGGGTTACTACAACACCGATAGACGAGATAAGTTTGTTCGTACTGGTGCAGATAAGGCCTACATAGAACTTGAGACAGATGATGGAATGAGGGTTGAAAGGACTATAAACGAGGATGGAACCAGTAGCGTAAAAGTCACCAGGGATGGTATTCCGGTCCGGGCACCGCAGACATTTCTTGACCAGTTATTCGGAGTAACTAAGGAGCGTAAAGATGTATTCGCTTTTAATCCGGTGGACTTTATGGACAAGTCACCAAAGGAACAAAGTAAGATTCTTCTTTCCATGATGCCAATATCCGTAAGCCAGAAGGATATGAATGAATGGTTTGAGGGTAATGTGCCGCCGGTTAACCCCAATATGCACGGATTATTAGTGCTGAAAGAATTGGAAAAGTACTGGTATGATGCCCGGCACGAAGCAAATGGGGCCGTCAGAGCTACGTCTGCGGAAGTTGAAGCTTTGCAGAAGCAGCTTCCTGATAACTATGACGTAACTGAATGGGAAAGTTATTCCTTAATGGAATTGTCAGACAAAATCCGTAAAGGTGAACAGACTAATAATTACCGCAAGCAGGCTCAGGTTCTTATTGATGGATTGGATGATAAGAAAAAGTCCATAAATGATAAATACGATCTGCAGGTTAAAGAGCAGGAAGAACTTCGGGATTTTAAAGTTCAGAGAGCGCAAAAGTCCATTGATGATCAGAAACAGGTTATCAAAGATGAAATTGAGAGCATAAAAGTCGATATTAATTCTCATAGATCCGAAATTGAAAGGCTTAGAGCTTTAATCTTTGATGAAGAGACTGCGATTAAGAATTGTGAAACCAAAATCCAGCTCAATCAGAAAGACCTTGATAATTTTGATAATTCCATACTTGCTACGAAAACTGAATCCATAGCAAACGAAATGAATATTGCAGTTAATGCAATTGAAGAGAACCGCCAGAAGGAAATTGAAGCAGCCGAGAAACGCGCAAAAGATGCTGAAAATTATCTTGTCGAGAATCTAGAAATAGAGATTATGCCTCTTGAAGAACAATATTCACAAGCTGAGAAAATGAAAGGTTTTGTTGAGATGGCTCACAACCTTCAGAACGTCCAAACCCGCCTTGAAAATGAAACGGCTGTGGCTGAGAAATACGACAGATTTGTTGAACTATGCCGTAAGAAACCTGCTGAGCTACTGAAATCCATCAAGCTTCCTGTTGAAGGTCTTTCAATTGGAACAATCAAGAACGGCGATAAAGAGGAAAACATTGTCCTTTTTGAAGGCCAGACACTTAAGCAGCACAATACAGCCAAGCAGATCACTACCTGTATAAACATCGCCAAAGCCTATGCAAAAGATACGCCACTGAAACTTATTTGTGTGGATAGAATTGAATCGCTTGATGAAGATGCTAGAGAAGAATTCTTCCGTCAGATTGAGTCTGATGATGAGTATCAGTATTTCGTTACCTTGGTAACTCGTGGGGAAATGAAAGTTGAATCGAAAGGGCAGGTAGGGTAATGAATACAGAATCAATAACAAGAAATATTAATATTCTTTCTGATGTCAGAACTCTCTCAAACGAGCAGTGGCTTACAGTCAGAAAGACTGGAATCGGCGGTAGTGAAATAGCCGCGCTGTTCGGTAAAAGCAATTATGCAAGTCCACTATCCATCTACATGGATAAAATGTCGGATGAAATCAGAGATGAATCCTCTGAAAATGAATTTTTAGAATGGGGGAAGACTCTGGAACCATTAATCAGAGAAAAGTTCCCAGCAAAATTCAAAAAAACTACTGGTATCGATATAGAGGTTCGGGAATTTCCATACATAATGCAGTCGCTTGATTGTCAATTCATGCTTGCCAACATTGATGGACTTGTTGCTCCGCAGCAGGATTATAAATTCAACGTTCAGGTGTCTGATGGTGAATGGGAAGAATGCTTCATACCTGCTGGATTAACCGGAATCCTTGAAATAAAAACAGGCAGCGGCTTTACGGCGAAGAACTGGAAGGAAAATTCACTACCGGACAATTATTTTTTACAGACGCAGAGCTACCTTGGAATTACCGGCTTATCGTACGCATTTGTTGTTGCCTTAATAGACAAGCATCTGCTGTGGCGGTACATTCCGAGAGATGATGAAATCATCACAATTATAAAAGAAAGGGTTCATGAGTTTTGGACTGAAAACATTTTGAAGAAAGTTCCACCGGCTCCGATAGGTAGCGATATTGATACCGGCATCCTGAAATCAATGTATCCTCAGGAGCTAAAGGACAAAGCGCTGAATCTTGACCATATGGCAGACAAGAGAATTCGTTACAAGCAGCTTGCCGAAGAAATCAAGAATCTGCAAAAAGAGCAGGACACAATCAAACAGGAATTCATGTCTGTTCTTGGCGATGCAGAAGTGGGATTCTGCGGTGACAAGAAGGTATCTTGGAAAATGCAGGCTGGCAGTACATATACGGTTACCAGACAGCCGCAAAGGATTTTACGAATAGGATAGGTGCTCTTATGAAAAAAGGTTCAAAGGTTAAGTGCATAAGCACAGACAGAGATCAAAGCCAATGGGGCGGGAATGATTCTGCAGAAGAATATTTAACCATTGGCGATATATACACATTATCACGTGACCCGGAGGTTCATTCATGGCACACAAAGCTATACCTTGAGGAAGTTCCAGGAAAGAAATTCAATTCGGTGCAATTTAAAGAGGTACCTATTGAAAAAAATCCACTTTGCATGAGCTGCGGTAGAAAACAAACAAATCATCCTGATAGCCCTTATTGTCAGGAATGTGAAGATAGGATTGACCGCCCCAAAGAGTGGTTTAGCAGGAGAGCTTAAAAATAGATTGGAGGATTAACTAATATGGCACAAGCAGGTAAAGGAAATGAAGAATTAAAGAATCAACTGATAAACAATCAAAATGCAATTCAGAAAGCGCCTACGGTTCAGGGGTTATTAGAAACTCCGAAATACAAGAAAAGGTTTGAAGAAATCCTTAAACACAGGGCAGCACAGTTTATGGCCAGCATTATAAATGTCTCTCGTGGCATGGACGCGGAGCCAAACAGCATCATAATGGCTGCTGCAGTTGCTGCAAGTCTTGACCTTCCGGTTGATAAAAACCTAGGATATGCATGGATAGTGCCGTTTAAGGAAAAAGGTGTCGCCGTTGCGCAGTTTCAAATGGGTTACAAGGGTTATGTACAGTTGGCATTAAGAACAGCTCAGTACAAAGGTATTGGCGCAGTACCGGTATATGCTGGTGAAGCCAAATATTATGACGAACTGCTTGGAATATTTGAATATGAGCCTAGGGATGATATTAAGCCAGATGAGAAACCTGTCGGTTATGTTGCTAAATTTGCCCTTCTGAACGGCTTTGAAAAAGCACTATATTGGACGAGGGAAAGAGTAGAAAAGCATGCCAAGAAGTATAGTCAAACTTATAAGCGCGGCTTTGGAAGATGGACTGAAGACTTTGATGCAATGGCTCTTAAAACAGTTATAAAAACTCTTCTTTCTAAGTGGGGCATTCTCTCAATTGAGATGCAGAAAGCGCAGGCAGCTGATGGCGGTGTCATAAAAAATGATGATGTGACGAACCCAGAATCTGTTGAATATCCAGATAACTCCGATGCGATAGAAGTTGAGTACACTGCTGAACCTTCGGATGCTCCTGAATTTCTTCAGCAAGATTAAGCAACTCCAAACAATTCATATAGATCAGATGGCGGGGCCGGGTCGAGGTCCCTGTCCATCAATATAAAGGCGGTATGTAAATGGCAAGACGCAGATATATTTCAACTGAAATTTCAATAGATAAAGCAGTTAACCGACTTGCTGTAGAATACGGAGATTTTGCGGCTCTGCTTTATACATGGATGATTCCCCACGCGGAGGATACTTGCCTGATAACTGCAGATCCATTTGAGATTAAAAACAAGGTTATGCCGGCCAGAACTGATAAAACAGAGGAAGATGTGCAGCATGCGATTGATGGAATGATAAAATTAGGTCTTGTTTCATTAATAGACGGCAAAATATTGAGTTTCCCTCCAGAATCCTTCTATAAGTACCAGACCTACATACCGGAAAAGAAACGCCGAACTTCACCGCAAAATACCGAAGAACACCGTTATCCTTCACATTCTCCTATACCTAACTTAACCTATATAGAAGAAGAGGAAGAACGTGCGCGTGAGGGTGAAGTGTTCAAATTTTTTAACCAAAACATTGGATTAATTACACCGTTTCAGGCTGAGCATATTACAAAATATTTGGATGAAGATGGTTTTGAACCCAAAATGGTACTTGAAATTCTCCGAGATAGCATAGGCATGGATAACAAATGGGGTTGGATTAAAGCTGTATTGCATAATTCAGTACTTCAAAATGTCAAAACCCTTGAACAATACCAGTCAAAGAAAGCTGAGAGAGGTAATAAAAAAGGCAGAGATGCACCCAAAAGAACAGCCAGCTTTTTAGAGATGGCAAAGGAGATGATGGAAGATGAACAAGAGTGAGACACTTGGTATAATGGCTGCTCTTGAAATAGCATACCCTAGATTTTATGCCAATAAGACAAAGGACGAAAAGGATGCTGCAATTAATCTATGGTCAAAACTGTTTAAGTCTGATGATGCCAAAATAGTCACTGAAGCCGTAAATGCCATGATATGCACTCTTGAGTTCCCGCCAACTATTGCAGATATTAAAAAGAAAATAGCCTTATTGACACAGCCTAAAACCTCCACTGAGTTAGAGGCTTGGAATAAAGTTTGGAAAGCTATCCAAGACGCTAATTACAGAGCACAGGAATATTTTGATAGCTTCCCACCACAAATTCAGCAGCTAGTTGGCAGCCCAGGACAGCTTAGAGAATGGGCATTAATGGACAGCAAGGTTATAAACAGTGTAATACAGTCAAATTTCATGCGAAGTTATAAATCAAAAATCGAGCAAGACAAAGAATATTCGATGCTTCCGGAATCTGCGAAAAAACTTATAGCTGACCTTAGTCAGAAAATGTTGATGGATGGTGGGCAGGATGCTAAGGCCTGAATACGAAAGCTTTTCCGAGTATTACGAGCATTACAAAGAAATCATTGACAAATGCATTCCCGAGGCAGTTTTAAATAGGCTGTTAGGTCGGACGCAAAGCGGAGAGCAAATGGGGGATGCGTGGGAACCAGAGTCTGGCAAATACTACGACGAAAACGGTGAAGAGCTTCCTTTCTGAGGTGAATCATGGACACGAATTTGATTATAGAGCTTGAAACACTGAAAGGCCGATTGCGGAAGGCTGAAGAATACGAACGTACCAAATATATGACTGATACTCCTGAGAATAGGGACAGGGCTGAAAAAGCCTTTCAGGAAGTTATAAAGAGAATGGACGAGATTTGGGAGCAATTGCGTCTGGTTGTTGAGCTTAATGCCAACAAGACCGTGGAACAATGGGAACAAGATATACGGGCCTATGCCGGAAGGTTTATGGCTCCAGGGAAGATTATTGTTTACAGAAAGAGTGAGAGGATATTTGTCCGTCTGGAACCGCCGGAGTTCTGGAAGGACCCTGTAACAAAAATTATTAATGAGTGAGGTCGCAAATGACACCAGATGAATTTAGGCAAAAACAGAGCTTGCCAACACCGGCTAAATTTGTGCATGCAGAGATAAAAGCCTATGAATACCGTGATTGGGCAGAAGCTCATGGTTATAACATTTGCGTGAGCATAGGCGGGCTGGATAGCTTAACGCTTTATTACTTCTTAAAATCCTTAAATATTGATGTAGTTCCGGTATCAGTATCAAGCCTTGAAGATAAAAGTATTCAAAAAATTCATGAGCAAATACCTGGAATCCAGATATTAAAACCATATAAAAGCAAAGTTGAAGTCATTGAAGAATTTGGATTTCCTGTTATTAGTAAAGCTAAAGCTCGCAAAATAGAAAACCTGCAAAAGCCGAATAACCCAAAACAAACTTTTATCCATGCAATAATGACCGGGGATATGGGTGAGCAAGGAAAGTTCCAGCATAGCAACAAAATAAAACTTCCTGATAAGTGGATTCAATTATTCGGAGGATTATATGCTGAACACAGACCGGAAATACCTTGGGAATATGCGCAATGCAAAGGTTGCGCACCGTTCAATGTTTCTCCTGAATGTTGCAAATGGATGAAAGAGAAGCCTTGCGAGGACTGGCAAAAGGCTAATAATATGATTCCTTACCTCGGGCTTGGCATCTGAGGGAGGGCAAAGAGAGCTTGGTTTAACCAAGAATGGATGCAATTATTACAGTGACACAACTATCCGAAGTTGCCCATTTGCTATATTTCAGAGACAAGACTTATTGCAGTTAGCAATCAATCTAAAAGTACCGGTTCCAAAGATTTACGGAGAAATCGCAATAGATCGCAATGGTCATTTAAGAACTACCCGGGCACAAAGAACTGGATGTCAGATGTGTGGTTTTGGTATTCACATGGAAAAGCGACCTCATAGGTTTGATAGGCTTCGACAGGACAATTTTAAAGAATGGGAATTCTGGATGTACAGGTGCGCTACTGACCAAGTAACTGGTGAAAAGTTCGGATGGGGTAGGGTTTTAGATTATATCGGAGTGAAATGGGAGGATGAATATATTGAATATGAGCAAACAAGCCTATTTGACTATTACCCAGATGAGCCGGACTTTGACCCGGATATAGATGAGGAGTGATTAAGTGAATTTAACAGATAAAGAAATGAAGTTGTACGTCGCGGCATTTTGCTGTGGAGCGGGCGGTCAGACACTTGGCCTTAAGCAATCCCAAAACGAATACAAGGGCATTGCAGGTGGATTTGAGATGTTGGCCGGGTATGACAATGACCCGACAGTTATTAAGAATTATGAACGTATAACCGGGAGCAAAGGAATATGCGCCGACCTTTTTACCCGAGAGCAATTCGTATTATTCCATGGTGAAGAACCTGGACCTGAGTGGGAAGAGCTGACTGCCGCCAAAGTCCGGGAGCAATGTGGAAAAACTCCGGATGTGGTGGTAATGTCCCCTCCATGCAAAGGATTTAGCCGTTTACTTCAGCTACCTGAAAGAGTATTTGACCTGGTTCTTGAGGCATGGTTCGATGACCTACCAGCTATCCTGCTAATGGAAAATGTTCCTGGAATCAGAGATAAAGGACGTGGGATTGAAACCTTGAAAAAGATAAAACGCAAGCTTGCGTTACGCGGATATGTTTTTCATGAGGATTTGTACGATTGCGGTGATTGGGGAGGACTCGGGCAACATAGGGTGCGATACCTGCTAATAGCGCGATTACCTGACAAGGTTCCTGACTTTGTATTCCAGCCTCCGAAACTGCCACTCAAATCCATAGGTGATATTCTTGGTCCGTTGCCTATGCCGGGGGATATGGAAAAGGGCGGTAAAATGCACCGAATCCCAAACCTTGCATGGAGAACATGGGAACGCCTAGCTCTCATACCGGCCGGAAAGGATTGGAGAGCTCTTGAGAATTTTGGTAGAGATCAATGGAAAGGTGCATGGAGAATAGTTCCCTGGGACGAGCCTTCAAATGCAGTCACATCATCAACAAAGGGAGTTGGACAATCAACAGGCGTTTCGGCTGTAGCAGACCCAAGGATTGAATTTGTTCAGGGATATGGCAATAAATACAGGGTAGTTTCGGCAGATGAACCAAGTCCAACAGTAACCGGAAGTAGATTAGGCAGTGGAGCCCCAATTTATGCTGACCCGAATATCCAGAGATTTGCTGAAAGCTTCGGTACGGATTTGTTAGGTGAAATTGAAGATAACGATATAGAACCCGAAAGCATTGGTCCAAAGGTGCCAAAGTTCGCCGCCAATTCAAGTAAAGTACAGTCATGGGACGAGCCTTCTGGAACCGTAATTGGTGGGGCAGGTGTATCAAATGGTGCTTTGAACGTGGCGGACCCACGAATCGAACATCCAACATGGCGCAGGACACAGATAAGAAAAGTGCAGGAATGGGATAAGCCGTCTGGTACGATTACAGGCTCGTCAAATCCAAGTGGAGCAGGTTCTGGAATCATTGCAGACCCAAGACTGAAATGCGATGCCAGACCAGGAGCATACGGTGTACAAAACTGGGATGATACATCAGTTACATTGACTTCAAGTATGGATGTTCACAATTTCCCTGCCGCTGTATCCGACCCGAGGTTGAATGAAAGGAATGGACGATATCCAGGTACATATAAAGTTATTCCCTGGGAGGAACCGTCAACGACAGTCATTGGCCAGACAGATATTCAAAGTGGCGCTCTCAATGTGGCAGATCCACGGAAATGGTCCGGGGCTGGAAACTACGGCGTAATGGATTGGGGTGAACCAGCAAAGACGGTTACAGCCAGCGGAGATATTCATGCCGGAGCAGCTGCTGTAGCTGACCCGAGGATTCCAGAACCAGATGATAGAGGTATCTACATAATCATTGCAGCAGATGGCACCTGGCACAGACCAATAACGACTTATGAAATGGCTATGTTGCAGGGATTCCCTAGGACCATGAGGGACGGCACTCCTTTTGAGCTCATTGATTGCAGCGACGGCAAGGCACGTGAGTATATCGGCAATGCAGTTCCTGTTCAGACAGCAACAGCTATAGGGAATGCGCTACTTCAGACGCTTATGCCAAACATGCTGGGTGATGTTCATTGGGGATTCTCCAATTTGAAAATATGGGTAAAAAATAAGTTTGATGAGGTCAGGAGGTACTTTGATGAAGATAGCAATTGATAAAGGCGAGCTCGTAAAAGCTTTAGATATAGTTTTGAAAGTGGCACCAGTAGGAAAGGTTAATACGCAGATTCTTGAGGGGGTTTTGCTCGAGTCGGCTGACAATGGGAAACTTCATTTGACATGCAATAACCTCGAAACGGCGATAAAATTAACGGTTGAATGTGAAATTATTGAGCCGGGCAATGTAGTTGTTAATTCAAAGCTATTTAGTGAAATCATAAAAAAGATGCCTGATGAAGAAATAGACATTCTTACAAACGATAGGGAAATGAATATTGAAGCAGGTAAGACCGTCATGAAACTTCCAATTCTTAAGGGTGAATATCCAGGAATGCAAACAATAACTGAAAAAGGCAGAATGGTAATAAGTAAATCAATTTTTTCAGAATTAATCAGTAAGGTTGCATTTACGGTATATGACGGTGAGGAAAAGCCAGTATATTCAGGAATAAAAATTGATATTTTGGGCGGGAGGATAAATGTCATCGCGACTGATACTTATACTTTTGCCTTACAGCGGAGAAGCATGAATGCACCGGATATAAGTACACTGTTGAACGGGAAATCTCTTGAAGGTATGTCCAAGGTGTTGTCTGGCGAAGAAAACATATCCTTGTCAATTGGTGAAAATATGGCTGTTCTGTATACAGACAACATCCAAGCAAATATCAGAACGGTTGAAGGTAGCTTTTTAGATTACAAAAGATGGATATCTATTGCACATGAAACACAAGTAAGCGTAGATAGAAAAAGCATAATGAAATCGTTAGAAAGAGCTGCGTTAGTGCTCGAAACTGGCGCAAAGGGGTCGGTGGTCAATGCATTGGAGGTCAGTTCAAATACGGGTGGCTTAACATTGAAAAGCTCTGGGCAAAAAGGCTCCTTTGATGAAAAAATCCCTGGAGATATAAAGGGTAGTGACTTTAAAAAAATTGGCATTGACCCTCGAAGAGTCATGGATTGCCTGAAATGCATTGACGACAAAGAAGTGATTTTAAATTTCTCTGGAGAGCAAACACCGTTATTTATAACTCCGGTGGAAGGGGATGATTACATCTACATCATTCCGCTTGTCCGGACTAGGTAGGTGTAACCAATGGGATACTTAGCATTTTTAAAGCGAAAGATGGACATTGCTCCTGAGACCGGGTTTGATATTGATATCTCCGAGGTGAATCCTGCTTTAAAGCCACATCAGAGAACAGCAGTTGTCTGGGGGATAAAGGGCGGCAGACGAGCGATATTCAAATCTTGGGGACTTGGAAAAACAATAGTTAACCTGGAGATATGCCGGATTATTCAAAAGCATAAAGGCGGCAAGGCACTGATAGTTTTGCCGCTCGGGGTAAAGCAGGAGTTCTTAAGGGACGCAGTTCGGATTCTCGGGATGGAGCCACCACAATACGTCCGCAATATGGCTGAAATATATGCAACAACTACGGATATTCTCCTTACAAACTATGAGCGTGTAAGGGATGGAGATATAGACCCGACATACTTTACAGTTTGTACACTCGACGAAGCAGCCGTATTGAGAAGTTACGGCAGCGATACATATCAGACGTTCATGATAAAGTTCAAGGGGGTGAAGTATAAGTTTGCGTTTACTGCCACACCCTCTCCGAACAGGCTAAAAGAGCTTATACATTACGCTGCTTTTTTGGAGATTATGGATTCAGGGCAGGCCTTAACAAGATTCTTCCAAAGAGACTCAACCAAAGCAAATAACCTCACTCTATATCCCCACCACGAGGACGAATTCTGGCTTTGGTGCAGCTCATGGGCTTTATGGATAACACAGCCTTCAGACTTGGGTCCCGAATATTCTGACGAAGGATACGACCTGCCACCATTGGAGGTCAGATATCATGAGATACAGGTAGACCGGGAATTGTATGTAACAGACCGAGATGGCAGGATGAAAATTCAGGATGATGAGGTTGTCTCCTTGCCTGATGCTATGAAGGAAAAGCGCAGGAGCATTGATGAGAGAGTCGTAAAGATGGCTGAAATAGTCAATGAGAACCCAGACGACCATTTCATTTTGTGGCACGACCTGGAGGATGAGCGGAAAGCTATCAAGAAAGCCCTTCCTGATATGGTTGATATTTATGGCAGCCAAGATTATGAGATCCGTGAGCAGAGAGTTATTGACTTCTCAGATGGCAAATTCAGGCTGTTTGGCACGAAAAAGGAACTAAGTGGGAGTGGTTGCAATTTTCAGCGGCATTGCCACCGGGAGGTATTCTTAGGTATTGATTATGAATTTGAAGATTTCATTCAAGCAATTCACAGGGTCCTTCGTTTCTTGCAAACAGAAAAAGTTATTATCGATATTATACACACCAGCCGAGAGCGCAGAATCCTTCAGGTACTGCTGAAAAAGTGGGAACTGCACAAATACCAGGTCAAGAGGATGACGGATATCATTAAGAAATACGGGTTATCCAGCACATCAATGATGGAGAAGATGTCTAGGACAATGGGGGTAAAAAGGGTGGAAGTAAAGGGAAAGAACTTTACAGCGGTAAACAACGATTGCATTCTGGAGTTCGAAAGATTGCCTGATAATTATTTTGATCTGCTGCACACTAGCATACCGTTCGGGAATCACTATGAATATTCAGCCAGTTACAATGATTTTGGATTCAATCCGGACACTGAGGCATTCTTAGAACAGATGGACTACCTTTCCCCAAACCTTCTCAGAACACTTAAGCCTGGCCGTGTATTTGCCTGCCACGTTAAGGACCGTGTGTTGTTTGGTAATACAACAGGTGATGGATTCCCCACAATGGAACCATTTCATGCTCTATGCATACAGCACTATATGAAACATGGTTTTAGGTATTTCGGGATGATAACAGTAGTTACTGATGTCGTCCGGGAAAATAACCAGACCTACCGCCTTGGATGGAGCGAATGCTGCAAGGACGGAACGAAGATGGGAGTCGGCTGCCCTGAGTACATATTGCTATTCAGGAAGCTGCCGAGCGATACCAGCAACGCATACGCAGATGTTCCAGTTGTAAAATCTAAGGAAGAATATACCCGGGCACAGTGGCAAATTGATGCTCATGCCCTTTGGAGATCATCTGGAAATAGGTTATTAACTAAGAAAGAATTATTAGATATCTCGGTGAACAAACTTCAAGCTGCATATACAAAGTATTCTCGTGAGACAGTTTACAGTTATGCTGAGCATGTTGAAATATCGAAAAAACTTGATGAAGATGGAAAGCTTCCTGGGAGTTTCATGGTCGTGGCGCCGGGTAGCTGGACAGACCAAGTTTGGGATGATATCTTACGCTTTAAGACTTTGAATGCGAAACAGACTCAAAAACGTTTACAGAACCATGTATGCCCGATTCAGATAGATATTCCCGAAAGAATCATCAACAGATATACCAATCCGGGCGAATTGGTAGGAGACCCTTTCGGGGGACTAATGACAATTCCAAACGTAGCATTGGATTTAGGGCGTAAAGGCTGGGGGTGTGAACTAGCTTCGAACTACTTCCGGGATGGAGTAGGCTACCTGCAGGCGGCAGATGCAGATGTAAGAGTTCCGTCGTTATTTGATTTCTTTGGAGAGGAAATGGAGGACCTGGGATGAATGAAGCGCTAAAGGCTATACAAACTCTAAAACAGTTAACTCTCTGTGGAAATTGCGCTACCGGGGCAGATAAGGAAGGCGGCTGCACTGCTTGTGACAGAATGATAGCTAAATACCAGGCTATTAAGGCCCTTGAAAAACAGATATCAAAGAAAGTTATTACCGAATTAATGACAGATTATAACGAATGTGTCAGGGGCCCGTCTTATGAAATATATAAATGCCCTGACTGTATGAAACACATATATGACATAGGTGCTGAATTTTGCGGCAGTTGTGGCAAAAGTCTGGATTGGGGTGATTCTGATGAATGAAATAGAAAAGACTATCGATTACTGCAAAGGTCACATCAAATCCCTTGAAGAAAAGCAGAAGCGGGAACAAGGATGCAAGTATTGTAAAGTACCCTACAAAGATATCATTGACATAATTTTGGGCGAATCAGTAAACGGGGAAGAAGTTCATTTATTTATAAATACAGATGGTCAAAATCTTAGGCTATATGATAATTTACCGGATAACCCTAAAACCGATACATTAAAATTGGCTACTGTCCAATGTGCGGAAGGAGGCTAAGTCATGAGTGAGCCGGAAGAAAAATGTTGTTACATCTGCGAGAATTACATTGCCTTTCACGGAACAGCAGGTACATGCAAAATAAAACCCAAGGCAATATTGGTAGACGCTTTGGATATATGTCAGGATTTTAAAGAGTATGGCCGGAAGCAAATCCCGGGTAAGGAGGAGGCAAACCATGAGAGTACTACTAATTGATGTAGATGGGAAGCTACCAAATCTTGCATTGATGAAGCTCTCAACCTGGCACAAATCCCTTGGCGATGAAGTATTCCTGAATGAATGCATCAATCCGGATAAAGTCTACATATCAGTCTTGTTTACATGGAATAGATCAAAAGTCGAAAAAATTATGCTGCTTTACCCGAATGCAGAGATTGAAGTCGGCGGCACCGGTTGGGATATTCACAAAACACTTCCGGCAGAAATCGAAGCTTACAAGCCCGACTATAATTTATACAAAGTATCCGATATCCTGCCAAGAATTAAAGGCGGTATTGCTACCAAGGAAAGCAAAATTAAAAAGGCTGAGACGATTGTTAATGCTGGCATGGGATTTACTTCCCGGGGATGTATCCGAAACTGCGGATTCTGCTTTGTACCGCCAAAGGAAGGTAAATTTCATAGAGTAGGAGAGATTCAAGACCTTATCAATCCAAAGTCAAATGTAATTATTCTACTGGACAATAACTTGACTGCCGACCCAGATTGTATAGAAAAGCTGCACGAAATACGGGACAGAGGGCTTGTTGTGGACATTACACAAGGAATTGACGTAAGGTTGGTAACACCAGGAATTGCACATGCATTGAGCGAGGTTAAGCATCTTCGAAGTATACATTATGCCTGGGACTTGATGCCATTTGAAAGACAGGTATTTGAAGGGATAAAGATACTTTCAGAGCATGTCAAACTGTATAAGCACATCTGCATGATGTTAACCGGATATGATACCACTTTTGAAGAGGATATGTATAGATTCAGAAAACTTATTGAGCAAGGAGTTAAGCCTTATGTAATGCCCTACAACAAAGCATACCCGACAGTAAAACATCAGTGTTTTGCAGGTTGGGTAAACAGCAGAAAGCATACAGTATGCAGTTTTGAAGAGTTTGAACCATGGGTAAAGTCACAAAACAAAAATCAATTGAACTTATTTGAAGGAGCGTGGGCGGATGGATAGACACCAGTATATCAGTTGGTATAAAGGCCACTACGGCCATATGCCACCACAGAAGTTATTGGACAAGTATTATCCTATTGTCCAGAAGGAAGATGTGATTCCAGAGCCAACGCTGGAAGAGCGGGAAGCGTTTTGGAGAGAGGAGTAAGAAGATTGAAATTTAAAGATTTTGCAGTGGCTATGGTTCTTGTGTTTATGCTTGTTTTACTGGGGAAGTACAACAGCTTGGCGCTTGAAAACCAGGACAGTATAGGTATTATGAATCAACAAATAGAAGACTTGCAGCAGCAAATGGAAGCGTTGCCGTCAATATCATCAGATATCAGTGATATTACTGAACAAATCAAAGTGCTATCAGCCAAAATTGAATCCAACCGAAAAGAGCTTGATAATAAAATATCCCGTGGCAGTGCAGATGTTCGAAAGATGAGAGTAACAGCATATGACCTGTCCGTGGAATCCTGTGGAAAACGGCCCAGCCATCCGTTGTATGGGATTACGGCCAGTGGTGAACCGGTGAAGGAATGGAGTACAATTGCGACCGGACCAGAGCTTCCATTCGGGACCAGAATATACATACCTTACTTCCGGGATAAGCCCAACAATGGAATTTTCGTTGTGGCAGACAGAGGTAGCGCAATTAAACGGAATTGTATCGATGTGTATATGGCTGACAGTGATGCTTGCCAGGAGTTTGGTGTAAAGATGTTTGATGTTTATGTATTGGGGGAGGATGATGAAAAGTGAGAGAAATGAGCCTTGAAATGGTTCGTAGCAACAGGGCCAGAAAGTGCCGGAAATGTGGCGCAATGATTCCTGCGAAGCAGTTTTCTCAAAAGATAACCAAGAAGCAAACCGGTGCAATAAGCCGAACAGAAACTTATTATACGTGTATTAATTGTCCGGAGAAGAATGAAATAAAAGCAGGTAGTTCAGTTCTGCATAAGCCTACAGGTGAAACTTGATTTGTCCTTGGAGTAAACAAGCCGGAGAATATGGTTTGTATTGCTGGATGGCCACCGTCAGTTGCAAATCTTTCAGATTGTGAGCTTAAAGATATCGGAAATGGAATAACACAGCAAGAAAGGAAATACCGCGATAATGAATTCGGGCTGAATTGGGAGGAATAAAGGTATGAATAAAGGTGCAATCATAGACGAAACAGGAAAATACAGATACTTGCTCTGGCGAATATGGGACGAAACAAAGCCATTAGCAGTGTTCATTATGCTGAATCCCTCCACGGCTGATGCAGAGGAGGATGACCCGACAATACGCCGCTGTATGAATTATGCCCGGAGTTGGGGTTACGGCGGGATAAAGGTTGTAAATCTCTTTGCATACCGGGCTACAAATCCGAAAGAATTGACCAAGGTTATTGACCCCGTTGGACCTGAAAACCATGGTCATGTTATTAAGGCAATTAATGGGGCTGAGATTGTTATAGCAGCTTGGGGAACTAAAGGAAACTACATGAGTATGCAGAGCAGTATTATCCAATTGCTAAAGACAACTCCAAAGTTACACTATTTGGGTATTACAAAGGATGGTTATCCAAAGCACCCTTTGTATCTTAAAGCAGATTTGAAGCCGGTTAAGTGGGCGATATAAAGGAGGTTTATGTTTTGATTAACAACAAAGACATCGGTTCTCTTAAAGATTATTTTTGTGGTCTTGACCACTCTGTGTTTGGACATCAAGTAAAAACAATGGCGCGGCATGGCAAGGAATTAATTGAGGTTATCGAAGCTCAGCAACAAGAAATTGATAAGTTGAAAAAATATGAGAGTGAATATCCAGGGCTTAAGGTGAAATACCGTGTATTTAAGGCAAGGAACAACGAGCCTGTGGAAGGATGTTTCGTCCTTAGACCAGATAAAGATTTGGCGGCCAGAACTGCATTAAGAGCATATATGCATGCGACTGATAATTATGTGCTGCAACAAGACTTGAAGAAGTGGATTGCGGAATTGGAAGGAGGAGATGGCCTTGCAACAAATAATAGATGTTCTCAAAACTCTTCGGATTAATCCAATCAATGAAGAATTTGACCTCCAGGCCGAAATTGAAAAGTTGCTGATAGCAGCAGGCATTACGCATGAAAGAGAGTGCTATCTTGGTAGAGGAAACAGGGTTGACTTTCTCACTTCAAATGATGGGATTGCTATTGAAGTTAAGAAAGGCAAGCCAAATAAAATGCAGGCAATAAGTCAACTTCGAAGATACTCTGAATTTGACCGAGTAAAGGGAATTATTCTTGTTATAGAAAAGAATATGGACATTCCAAAGATATTGAACGGCAAACCTTGTGTTTCCCTGGGATTAAATAAACTGTGGGGGATTGCACTATGATCAATACAATTAATCCAAAAGTCGCAAAATTATATAATAGAGATATTGAAGGCAATTTACAGGAGATTCCGAACTTAATTCAAGATATAACTCTTTCATTCAATGAATCTGAAACAGAGCATAGCGACTTGACTCCACCATTAGAATGCTCAATTGAAATGTCTATTACCTTTATATCCGCTAAAGAGATAAATGTCGTAGTTGGCTTTGATGCATTTAAGCATAAATCAAATAATTGGCGAAAGATGCATGGCCTCCCCATGAGCAGGAGGTAATCCATGATTCCAGCATATTTAAACAAAATAGAGACTGCTGACTATTTTTATGGCTCACTTGAGTATGAGCAGGATACCGATTCTTGGGTAATAGAAGGCGAACCTTGTATTATTGACATGGCAAAAAGGATATTCCCCGGATGCTCAGGCAAGGGTTCAGGATTGGCCAGATTCCAGAACACAAAACGAATCAACGGGGATTTAAACTGGCTGATGCAGAGATATCCTCTTCAAATTAAGCAACCAGAGCTATGGAATTCGTCATATGAGCAAGCTGTTGAGCATGTTATAAAGCGGCAGGAACTCAATGAGCGTCCGTATAGGGTAAGGCCTTCCATGGACTTTATTGGCGAACTGAAGGGGTTTCAAGAGGAAGGGCATACTTTCATGCTTCATAATAGTCGAACACTTTTGGCAGATGAAATGGGTTTAGGAAAGACTGTTCAGGCAATTGCTTTTCTTGCATCTACTCAAAGCTATCCTGCTCTGCTTATAGTCCCCCCGCATTTAATACGCAATTGGCAGAAAGAGATAAACAAATTTTTGAAGCTCCCTCGAAAAGTGGTTTCCTTATTTGAAGAAAACGAGAAAGAGTCTGTGCATGTTATTAAGGGATTAAGACCGTACAAGTTGCCAGAGGCAAGTATATATATCATCCATTACCTTTTGCTTAGGGGCTGGAAAAATGTTCTGCCTGAAATTGGATTCAAGGCTATCATATTGGATGAAATCCAAGAGCTGCGCCATACCGGCACCGAGAAATACAGTGCGGCATCCCTGGTAGCTTCCAGATGTGAAAATGTAATAGGCCTATCGGGTACTCCAATATACAACAGGGGCGGTGAAATTTGGAGTGTAATGAATATAATAGAGTACCACTGCTTAGGTGACTGGGACAGTTTTACACGGGAATGGTGCTTTGGTTATGGTTCAGATGTAGTCAAGAATCCAGACTTATTGGGTGACTATCTCAGGCGCGAAGGACTTATGCTCAGGCGGCGAAAGGCAGACGTGCTTAAAGAACTTCCTCCAAAACGCCGGGTTGTTCAGACGATTGATTTTGATACCGGCACCTACAGTAACCTTATTCAGTCTGCTGTAAGCAAGGCCAAAATGATTGATAGTATCAATGATCGTTTTGAAAAAGGGAGAATGTCCAGGGATATTGTAAATGAAACCAGACAGGCCATTGGTATTGCAAAGGCTCCATATGTGGCTGAGTTTGTCAAAATGCTACTGAATGCCGGGGAACGAATTCTGCTTTTTGCTTATCATCATGCGGTCTGGGAAACGTTCAAGGAAGAGCTGGAGGAGTTTCATCCAGTATTCATTACGGGAAAAGAAACTTTAAATCAAAAAGATGAATCCGTATGGGCTTTCAAAAACGGAGAGACGAACCTGTGCTGCGTTTCTCTCCGAGCTGCAGCAGGTATTGATGGATTGCAAGGTGCTTCTTGCGTTGTTTTCGGTGAACTGGACTGGTCGCCAGCAATACACAGCCAAGCAGAAGATAGGGTACAAAGAATTGGCGTAGACGAAAACAAAGATTCTATCCTGTGCTATTACCTTGTGGCTGAGGAAGGCACAGATGAAACCATTCAAGAATTCCTTGGCCTGAAGGTTTCTCAATTCGTTGGAATCATGGGGGACAAGACAGAAACTGAGGAAGATAAAATGCTGGCTCAACAGAAGGCAACGGAACATATGAACAAGATAGTTGAGAAGTTGAAAGGGGGAGTGACATATCAATAAAACAATACTCATGGGTCGCCTTACTAAGGAGCCTGAACTCAGATATACAACAGGTAACAACACAGCAGTCGCAAGTTTTACTCTGGCTGTAAATAGGAGATTTGCGCAAGAGGGTCAGCCAAAGGCAGATTTCATAAACGTTGTGGCATGGAGTAAAACGGCTGAGTTTGTGGGAAAGTACTTCACAAAGGGAATACAGGTAGCTATAGTTGGCAGAATCCAGACAAGGACCTGGGATGACAACGAGGGTAAGAAGCACTATGTTACGGAGGTTGTAGCGGAGGAGGCTTATTTTGCAGATAGTAAGAGAAGCGGAGAGACGGGGGGCGGAAGTCCGGCACCCAGAACCTATTCCGAGAATCCTCCATCATCGGGAGATGGTTTCTATCCAATTGACGAGGATGATGAGCTTCCATTTTGAAAGGATGGTGTAAAGGATGATAAAGAAAAAATCACGGTTTAAGCAATTGCTTTGTAAGCACAACTTTATACATGCAAGAAAAGAGAGCATGTATCATTCTATATCTGGTGAAACAATTTATATAGTCTGTGAGCATTGTGGGAAAGTTAAGTCCTCATATTACAGAGAATATGAGGGGATGGGATATAAATAAAGGATATTAGGCTATTACGTAAAGGAGTGAGGTAATTGGTTGATGCTGATAAACTCAAAAGTTTTGATTTTGATTCAGGAATTGGAAAAAGAATCAGATAATTCGTGAAATGAATAGGAGGTGTGATATAAATGAGTTTAAATTATTGCTGTGATTGCAGATTTATCAATTATTCAGAATTGAATCAAGAATGGCAATGCTGGAAGGATAACGGCTTCAACGAGGGATGCCCTTTAAATTATTCTCAAAGGGGTTGTAACGAATTTGAGCCCAAAGACATACAGTAGTACTATTTTTTACTGGTTAAGTCTTTAGCAGTGGACGCTAGGTCAAAAATATCTCCCGCAATCCTGGATTTTTTTCGGGCAGACCTTCTACTATCTCCTGCTACTAATGCAAATCTATATACTAACTTGCGGATTATTAATTTAATGATAGCCGGAACAAGCATTACAGCAAAAATCGGGAGAAATACCATTATGGGTTCCCGAAAAGCTTTTATAACCACAAATATATCAAACATTTTGTTCTCCTATTCATGTAAATTTTACAAATATTATACAGCAGCCGACAAGTAATGTAAAGCAGGGACAAGGAGATTCCAGTTCACATTCAAAGCATAGAAACATAGAAAGGGTGATTTATTTGAAAGCAATAACCATTTGGCAACCGTGGGCATCACTTATTGCTTGCGGAGCTAAAAAATATGAAACCAGGTCATGGCCGACCAAATACCGTGGGCCGATAGCAATACATGCAGCGGCACAGAAGCCAAGTAGTATAAGGGAAACCATAAGATATATCATCGATAAAGTAAGGGCGGAACTTGGCATAATAGAACTGGATGATTTACCCAGGGGATGTATTATCGCCACGGCTGAGCTTATCGGCTGTTATCGGGTGTATGATACTTTAGATAATGGACTTCATATCGTGAAATGCCCGAATACTGCCTATGATTTTGACAAGGTGGAATATATACCACGTCAAGAGCAAAGCTTTGGCGATTGGGGAGAAGGTCGCTTCGCTTGGGAATTGGCAAACGTCAAGATGCTGCCGGAACCTATCCCTGCAAAAGGCCAACAAGGCCTTTGGAACTGGGAAGGTGATTCAGAATGAATCCATTTAGTATAAGTGGGCATTGGAGGATAGACCCTGACAACCGGCAGGATAGAAAAGATGGAAGATGCCTTATAAGAAAAATGACGCCAGAAGAAGTGAAAGAATACGGGCCTGCTACTGTTCAAGTTGAAAAAAGGAAATCAGAGATTGCCGCCATCCCGGGGATGGTCAGAAAGGACATATTCATGAAGAAGATTAAGAAAGAAAGACTTATTGAAATATGCAGTGAGCACGGATTCACTGCTGAAGCTTATAAAATAGCAGCAAAAGAATTTGCTGTGTCTATAAGTAGCGTAAAGAATTATGTGTCTACAAACAATCTGAAAAGTGATGTGGTAGCCAAGAAGCTTCATGGTACAGAAGAATCATCACTGGCGCAGCACAAGCCAGACATCTTGGCCGAGACACCATGTAGTGCAAATGAAGAGCTTGAGATTATTACGAGGATAAAATCAATCCTTCAGGAAAATCATTCGCTAACTGGAGAGAATACAGCTCTGAAAGAAAATATGTCCAAGGTTAAGGCTGCCCTTGAAGACATACTAAAACTTATAGCCTAAAGGAAACGGGGTCATAAATATGTTAATACGGCCAGAAGAAATGAAGCATCTTTTGAAAAGCTTACCGGTTATAACAGTGGCCTGCGAGAGCATGAAACGAGGACTTGAAACACTTGTGGAGGATGCAGACGAAGATATATATTCAGCCTGTATGAACGGCCCTGTTGTCGGGGGCGGTCTTCCAGGGCTCGGAGCAATATCAAACAAAACTGCCAGAATAGCCATGGAGTTTAGGTATGCTTCTAGGGAGAATGTGAAGCAGCTACAGAGAGATGTTACAACATTATGTAATGTCATTGAAGGCTTGAATTCAGGCATAAAAACGCTTACGAGAATGCAGAGAACGATATTAGGCTTCCGATACCAGGAAGGAGCCGAAACGCCGTGGAAAGATGTGGCGGTTGAACTCAAAAAAGCCGAGGTATTTATTAGCGTCAGCCATGCGAAGAGGATTTTTAATTACAGCATAGCACGGCTGATATCGGCGGCACAGATTTCAGTTGAAACGTACCAGGAAGTCATGGGGATAATGAAGGGGAGGGGCGAATAGCCCCTTTTTAGTTGATTGTACTCTTGGTTTTTACCTCATGTATCATCCAGGTAAGAGAAACAACATTTATATCACTTGACAATAATAAAAAAATCTTCCCTCATATTGACATTAGTATGTATTATATGGTAGTATACTTGCATAACTAATCAGTGCTATTTGGAGGTGCGCATGAGTGATTTTAACGGTAAAGAGTTATTAGGGCAAGATTTCCCAAGGAAAATTCGAACAGAGTTTGTCAGAACAATTAAGCAATCATATAAAATTGTCAAAGTACTTGAAGGTGATTGGGATTATCTGGGTTCAATACTTGGGAGAAATATTATTACTTCTTTTAGCGATATAGTTGTTGAATGTGAATTCATGCGAAAAATTGACGAAGGAGAGTTGCCGTTTACATATAAAATACTTCCAAATAAAGCAGGGAGTCATTTTCACACAGAATTTTTGTCTGAGAATTTCATATTTACAATAAGCCAAATCAATAGAAATGGCAAGTTGCCTCGAAAAGCAGATTTTCGTATAAATAACAGTCTTAATAATCAGATGTCAATATTTGAGGCATTCGAAAATGATTTAAAGCAAAGATATTATGCAATACTAACTCACGGCAAATATATAAGGGGTTTGAGCTTCGTTAACTTAGGAATACCTGACAATCAAAATGGAAACTGGTTAAATGATTGTTTAATGAGGTTAATGCCTGAACCATTTATTATAACAGAACCAGAAGCTGACTTAGTACCAGAAGAAGAGATAACTGATGAACGAATAGTATCGGCAAAGAAATATCTTAAAAAAAGGATGACAGGAGATGTCAAATAAAAAAGTAATCCCTGAAAGGATAAGAGAAGCCAGAATATCCAGAGACTTAACTACTACTCAATTAGCTGAATTATTGGGGATAACAAGGCAGTGCGTTTCTCAGTATGAATTAGGACATTCAGAGCCAACTCATTTAATTTTAAGAAAAATGGTCGAGATTTTTGAATTTCCTGTAGGGTTTTTCTACAAACCGCTGCCTAGAACAAATGGGTTGGAGAGCATTACCTTTTATAGTCCTGCTTTTTTTAGAAGTTTAAAAGCGGCTAAAAAAAGCGGTAAAAACAAAGTAACAGTTAGAACAGATTGGCTAGAAGAGATATATCTATATTTAAAACAACATGTGGATTTCCCAGAAGTTAAAGCTCCTGAAATGAGCAATTTTTTAACTGGTCAGGAATTAAGCCAAGACGAAATAGAAGATATAGCGGAGCATGTTCGGAGAAGCTGGGGGCTTGGAATAGGACCTATAAGTAATGTTCTGTTGCTATTAGAAAAAAACGGCTTTGTTGTTGCAAGAAACTCAATTAAAGACAAAAAAATTGATGCATTCTCCCAATGGAAAGGGGAAACTCCATATGTTTATTTAAGTTCAGATAAAGATTGTGCTGTAAGAACAAGGTTTGACGCCGCTCACGAATTAGGGCATCTTTTGTTACACATTGATTCGGATCAACATAATTATGATGATGAAAATTATATAAAAACTATTGAAAAGGAAGCAAACAGATTTGCAGGTGCTTTTCTCCTTCCCAGAAACAGTTTTGGTCAAGAGGTAATGTCTACATCATTAGACCATTTTATTAATTTAAAACGTCGCTGGAAAGTATCTATTCAGGCAATGATTTGTAGATGTTCGGACCTTGGAATTCTTAATGAGAATCAAATTTTATATTTAAGAAAACAGATATCAATAAGGAAAATGAGGACAAATGAGCCTCTGGACGATGAACTTATTCCTGAAAGTCCGGTAATGCTAAAACAAGCAGTAGAAATAATGCTTGAAGATAACAGTCTTAATAATGAAAAAATTGTGGAGGATTTATGTTTGCCAATAGAAGAAATAGAAGCATTAACTAATCTACCAAGAGGCACACTATCACTATCAGGTCATATTATCCCATTAAGATTAAAAAAGTAAGAATTGTCAGATCTTGTTTAAATACAAGGTCTGTTTTTTCCTATTTCCAAGGAATTCAAATATATTTTACAGCTATTTACAATATTACTAATATTGATATAATATTCATAAAGGAGGGCGATTCCATGAAAAAGTACATATCCGGATTACTCACAGGGTTAATAATAACAGTTCTGTCACTTGGAGCTTTTGCTGCGGCGGTAAAACTTGAAGCAGTGCCAAGTCCATTCCCAATACTGATAAACGGCTCAAAAGCCGATATACAAGCTTATAGCATAAAGGGTTCAACATATATAAAGTTGGCCGACCTGAAGGCTGCAGGTGTTGATGCTAAGTTCAATAGCCAGAAAAAGCAGATTGAGATAAGCCCTATGGCCAAGTCAACCACCGAACCTGCTGTCAGTGTTGGTTTGCCTGATTATACGGTTCCGGAGATTGATGGGTCTAAGCTTTACTATAATGTGACTGTTCTTGGTGATGAGGATGTGGAAGTAACTACCTACGGCAGATATAGTGCAGTCAGATACAATGGCGATATTTACGTGGTTGAACGTGATCTGCATAAATTTAATAAAATAACAGTAAAAATTGAAAAATTAGGAGTAAGAAAGATATACATGGACGGGACACTGATTTTAGAAACTCGTAATGCCGACCCATTCAATTACGTAAATTATAACGGCACACCTTATTATAATATAAAGTTCTTAGGAGAATACCTAGAGGAATAACCCCTAGGTATTCTTTAATATATATTATGGGTTAATTCAAATCCTCCACTAGCAGACCATGTAACCATACCATTGACTGCGCCAGTTGCAGGGTCTACTGTTGCAATATGAACCCCAGGGCCAATGCCGTGATTATGTGGAGGTTGTAAGTGATTTTCTACAAGAATGCCATGTATTCTTCCACCAGAAGCTCTTTTGGGAGATAGGTAAATATCAGAATCTGACGATAGATCAATGCTTTTGCCATTCCGCGAATACAAAGACATGGCATCACTGGTATTATACTGCAGGCCGCCTTGCAGAGTATTATTGTGGTAGTATTGCAAATCTCCGAGGCCAATAGAACTGTCATTGGTGATTGATATTCCTGTCTTAACCAAACCTGTAGAATAGCTTGACAGACCATTGGTGGTTATTTCAAGTCTATTGCCGCTGCTGGATGTTCTGAGCAGCGCGCCAGTGATGGTCGTACCATTTATCGCTCCTCCATTGATTGTTGGTGATGTGATACTAATTGTCGCGTTGATAGTTCCGGCTGTAATTTTGTTTGCAGAGAGGTCATTAATTTTTGCGTTGGTGATGGTCAGATTCTCTATGCTATAACCGCTTATCTGTCCATTACCTTTGAAGGTATTATCAATAAATGAATTAGTCTCAAATGAAGCCTTAAGATTCTCTACAAGTCTTTCAACCGGGTCGCCAATTTCAAGTTCGCAAATCCAGGGTTTGAACACATTATATTTGTGCCGGTACAACCTCACCCGGGGTGTCTCTGGTGCAACCGATTCATCAGCCACATCAACCAAATCTCCGACAGCAAAGTCTTCATGGGAGTACTCGGGAAGAGTTCTGATGTCAACCATTTTGACAGAGTATTTGTATCGAGGACGGCAGTTCATTAAAAGCTCAGCAGTACCTTTTTCTTTAAGCTCCTGGGCATTATATATGTCCTGGTTTTTATAAACACCGACATACTCTCTTGGAGTATAGCTGTTATTGGTCAGAAACTTCACGCCGCCATTCACAGAGGATATATCAAGGTCGTCATGTCCAAAGCAGTAAAGCTTAGTAACGAGCCGGTTACTTTGCGTACGGGTGATATGCTTCAAATTCTTTTTATACCTCACCTGAAATCCAGTATAATTCTGCCATTGTGAGCTATCCCTGAGATGCACAATCTTATTAACTGAGTCCCAAACCAGATGGCCTCCCCACAGGTTTTGTATCTGGCGTATGATAGTGAGCCGGTTATCCTTTTCCATTTCAAGGTCGTGTGTTCCCGGGACATCACAGATGCCGAGAGACCACCCAGAGCCCTGGAGCACAGCACGAAGGGCATGGGCCGCCGAACCTGTAGGGTATATGCCTCCGGATAAGTTTGTGCCGCCACCGACTATTATTACGGTGAGATCAGCAGGGTGGGGGATAGTTGGGTCATTTGTTATGTATGGCTCTACAAAGCTGGTTTCGAGGTTCTTCCATCTTTCGACCGCCATATACTTTGCCCACAGTCTGTTTTTATCATCACGGGTAGTGTCAGATGACTCAGATATCAACAGCGAATAAACTCTGCCCCCGGCCCATATCTGACATTCCGGGGTAAGTTCAGAAATCTTCTCAGATGTTGCAGGTATCATGAATTCAAGTGTGCTTTCGGCATTCAGGCGGCAATCAATAAAACAGTCTTTTATGCTATCTTCATCATCATTTGGTGATAAAAAAGCGGCCCTTTGGCCGCTGCTTGTTTTCACCTCAATATATTTTGGTATCTCCATAAAAACATCTCCTCCTATTATTTTTTTATAACCATCTATCCTTCCAGCGGATAGTAACATTTTCTCCTGCTGTAACATTTGTTTCCCCGGGCGGCAGGGAAGGGAATGCTCCGTTATATCCAGACATAGCATTTGCTCCAGCTAACTTAGCAGTACCTGAACTTCCTTTTGAGATTATAACAAGGGTCTGGCCAGACGGGACCGTACCTGTATACGAAATGGTTTGGCCACCAATTGTTAACGAGGGGTTGATTACGGGACCGGCTATTTCAATTGTAATCGGGGTCTCAAATGTCCCCCTATTAACAAGTATACCGCTGCCAGTAAGGGCATTCTCAAACGAACCCATTATAAAAGGGTTCGACATTTTAAAAGGTATTGTAAACTCAAACCACGTTGGATACTGAGTAGGGTCAATTTTACCTGAGTACTTTACTACGTACGTTTTTTCGATATCATCAGAGAATATTAATGTCTTGGCACCTTTAGTAGGGTCAAGATACTTTGCAAAAAGTCTTTGGAGCTGGGCCTTTTCTAAAGGTGAATAGCCTTCATCTGTTGCAACGTGTAGGTCGAAAGCTCGGGAATTGAATTCACTCCCAAAATCAAACTCACCATGCATACCCGGGATTTCATCAGTACTGTCCCTGGTGGATGGGATAAGTTCAAATCGGCTATCTCTTAGAACCATGACTCCGAGAGGCTGAAAAATATCATTTGAATCTATAACAAAGAAGGCGCCTGCTACATTGGCATTATCAACGCCGTTTGCAGTCTCATTTACCTCAACCATAGCCTTTATAGGGGATATGGTGTCGTCCCCGTTTGCCTCGTCAGATACACTTACAGTGGATGTTATAGACACTAATTCGCCAACGGAAGTTGACTGCTCCTTAAATTCGATATTTGCAATAAGAACTATAGAGTCTGCTCCTAATGCATCATCTGTAACATTTACTGCCGAAATAATATTTTTAACTTCATCTATTCCATAGCCGGAATCCAATACTATTATTACAAATGGAGCAGAGTTATAACTTGCGCCTCCGTTTGCTATCCTTCGATTGTAAATTCTTCCTGAGTTATAATTCGCCATTTCTATCTCACCCCCGTTATTTCTTAGTAGACCTTAAATCAATATCAGAATATTATCCAATGGCGCTTAAGATCTCCATCTTTTCTGACTCTATAAGTGCAGCATAATCTTGAATGATTTCTTCCGCCGTTCTTTGCTCCTGTGACATCCTGGCTTTAATAGCGTTTACAAATATGTTTTTCTTCCAAGTAAGCATAATATTATGTAGCACCTCCTATAATTGCTGCTATAGCCACAGTAAGGTCGTTAACTTGTTGCTGTAAACTATTTATTTGCAATTGTTTTTCTAAAAGCTCTATTTGAATAATGCCAATTGCGGGATATATACTATAGCCATTTCCCGTGGGCTTATAACAATAATTAAGTATTCGGATATCGGAAAAGTCACCAAAAACCATATATCTATCAACCTCTACTTGCGTAAGAGTACTGTCCGATATGCTGTTAATCTGCATTATTTCAAAATTTGAATTTATACCTATCAGCATAGAACCTCCTTTTTATTCAATCCATACTTTTGTTACATTTACGTTGAATCCATTGATACAAGAAAGAGTCACGAATAAACTTTGATTATTTATATTGGTGATATCAAACAATATTGTTGTAATGCCTCCTGTGGTTTTTAGTTGTGCTGCTGCCAGGTGCGAAGGATTTGATGTTCCTGTTGGTCTCGAAGAGCTAAGAAAAATTTCAAAATAATCCGCAGCGCTCCCGCCTGTATTGGTTGATTGTGATAAGGTTACTCTTAGAGTTGTTACTGCTCCTAAGGGCACTGCAACTGCTGTTGAATAACAAGAAAAATTATACCCAAAGAGTCCACTGTTACCCGCAAATGCACTATTTATAAAAACATTATTGGCATTTTCTACTACTCCGCCACTTCCGCCGGTTACTCTATCCCATCCGCCCGTTAAGCCTACGCATTCATTACCAGCATCATAAAGGTATTTTTTATTATTGCTTGATACTCCACTTAATTTACCATTGCTAATAAGGCCCTGGCTCAATAAACCTCTGCTCATTAAGTGATCACCTCATTTACTCCCCAAATATAATAATCCATATCCGTTGCAACTTCGCCAGTTGCCTTTATTGTTTTGCCCGCTGTTACAGGTATATTTAAATTATCCTGTAATAACGTATCAAGTGTTGGCACCGGCCTTGCAGCAACAAATCTCTTGTCATCTATTTTTAGCGTTGCTTTTTTATCGGCGGCATTGCTATTGCTTATCCAAAATCCTCGCATGACAAAAGTAGTATTTGCTGATATTGTTGCAATTGTAACTTCACTTGCTGTTAGAGTACCGGAGTAAACTTGGTCTGTATATGTTTTAGCCATTATATCTTATCCCCCTTACTTTTAAATATTGTATATCTGCCATATGTTTCTCTATATCCAATAAATGCGAGTCAAGATCCTGTTTAATATCTATAACTTTAGTTTCGATGTCTGTTCCAGACATGATAATCATATTGGCAGGAAGAGTTTCTGGAAGGATGTATTTGTTTGCTTCTGATTCAATACCGGCCAGCTTGTTTTTATCAGCGGTGGAATAATCTTCGCTGGATAATTGCTTATTTAACACTTGAGAGGTATGCGAGACATCAGCAGTCATTATATCAGTCTCTAAAATTGGAGTGTTAAATATTATAGCTCCGCCACCATAATCGATTTCAAAGTCAGCAGTTATTGTTACGCCGTTTTGTTTTATCACTGGGGCAGGGGAGGATAGCCAATTCCTTTGGCCTTCAGGGGCTTGATATATTCTGGATCTATCATCATTGGAAATGAAAACTTCTGATAATGGAATGTCAAGTTCAGACACGGCTTGGATTCCAATTGATTGTTCTATTTTGCCGACGGCCTCTTGAAGTCCAGACATGTGTGTAGAACGTATTTCTCCAGATCCTGGGTCTTGCCAATTTGTTTTAGACATATTACACCACCCACCTTATGATATCGCGACCAAAAGTTGTACCACCCAGGTATCAGGTTCAACCTTCACCCTGGCAGCAGTTTCAACTTTTCTGTTTAAATTTTTGCCGCTGTCGCTATTAGAATTTGCAACGGTGAATTCCCGCCACTCATGATTTCCTGCTGTAGGTCCGAATGTGGACCGAAAAGTCATTGTATTGCCTGAGACTTGGGGAAAAGTTGCGTCCATAGGAGCATAGGTTTTATTAATGGTTGCCTGTAATCCCGTCTGAGTGGATACGGCGGCAGCTATCCTCACAGCCACTCCGCTACCGCCAGATTTAGAGTATGGTGCTGATAACGTAATTGAGGTATTGCTACTAACCGATTGAACCTGCGCAATTGCTCCATCTGCTGTTAAGCCAATAAAATCGCCAACAGTTATTTGAGATGAAAAAGAGGTTCCTGAACCAGTTACTGCTGTTGAACCGTTTGTAAAAGTTATAGTTCCAGATAAGTTTGTGGGTCCTCCGTCACCAATTCCTATATAGGCATTTGCATTGCTAAAGGTTGTTGCGGACCCACCGATAAGCAGTGTGAACAGTTCTGTTATGCCTTCATTCAATAGTAAGTTCCCGTCTATTTCTTCGACGTCATATAGTCTCATGTTTCCGTCGTATTTTTCTATAATCCATTTTGGTTGCCATTTTGCATGCTCGTTAATTCCCACGCCTGCACCAATAGCAACGGTATCTTTTCCAAATCCATTCTCGCGCATAATATCGTCTCCTTCTGTGCAATATTAAAGCCGCCCCACGCATGTGTTTGGAACGGCTTTCTATTGCATAAATTTGTTTAATCCCAAATATTTTTATCTTTTAATCCTTTGGCGGCATCTTTAAATGCCACAACAAGGCCAATGACCGGGTGTATTACATTGCTTCCGAAGGATGCAAGCAGACCAATCAGTATCTGCTGGGCAGCAGGAGGAACGCCAGATAGGGGAGATACCTCTTGAACGCCCAAGAACCCTGCGGTAAGAACCAATAGTGGCCCTATGAGTATTGTAATTGCAATTTTCTCTGAACCGGTAAGCTCAGTGAATTTTTTCTTTGTGAGGCTGCTCTTGACCATCAGAAACAATGGCTTAACCAATTCGACAAGCCTTTCAACAGTGACAGCCACAGCCAGGATAGTACCCAAAACAGGGTCAATCATTTTACCACCTGCTTTCCGGTTACAGCCTCATACAGCTTAACCATCAATACTGCTGCTTGTTCCCGGGTCAATGTGCCAGATGGATTAAAAGTGCCATCCGGATTACCGGAAATTAACCCTAACTCTTTTGCAGCAGCAATGTGTTTTGCCGACCATCTGCTATCTTCCACATCTTTAAATACTTTACCCATGCTTAATTCCTCCTTCACGTAGGTTACAAAAGGACATTCCAGCCAATGTGTCCATGCATTAGCACCGATTCCCTTTAGTGGAGTTTTGACCACACCGTTTTTTGTACCCTTGGATTCAATAACCCAGCCGTTCCCGACATATACACCAATGTGACCAGGTTTATGAACGCCAAGTCCCGGAACCTCGGGAAGGGAAGAGAGAGAACCCTTGATTTTTGCTGCATTATACATGCCGTCAGCGTTTAAGTCGGTTTTGGCATCATATATAGGCCCTGCAGGTGTCCACCAGAAATAAGACTTAAATAAGCCAATACAATCCACTGTACGCTGCCCGAGCCAGTGTTCTTTAATAAAATCAAGATACTGTTCTACCCCAGCTCCGAGTTGCTTGCGTTTTTGTTCTAAAATTGTAGGAGTAAGCACTTGGCCCCAGGTCCCCAGCACATATCCCCATTTTTGAGACAGAGCCATTTCGGCATGTTCGGCAAGCCCTAGATTGGTTTTAGATGCGCTCATTATTATTCACCTCCGGTTGCTGTTTTTGTTCTAAAACAGCAGATTCTTTCTTTTTTACCCAAAATAAAAGGGGCTTCAAATAATCTGCCCCTGCGTCTATAAGGTTCTCTATGTTGCTTGCAAATTCCCGGAAGAAGAGAAAGGCATATACTACTGTTGCCACAACATTACTAATGTAGGGTATAGAAATAAACCTCATAGATAGCCCTGCAAGAATCTGTATCACCAAATAAGCAACAATTTTTATAGCGGTCTTGTTGAACATGGTTTCAGAGTTCCAAGCCTTAGTCTTCAAAGCCCTCGTAATTCCACCGCTTTTAGAAAAGATAGCAAACCACCTCGTAAGTAAATCAAGTATGACTGCTACCCACAGAGCAATGCACCACGCCACAAAACTTTGTTCCGGGAATATCAAATACGTTATCCCCGCCCACAAAAGAGCTACGGCGGGCTTGACCGTATCAAAAACCTTGTTGAATAACTCATACATATTACACCTTCTTTCGTTATATTTTTACAACAACTCTTGCTAGTTCACCAGCCAAACTCTGTTCGTCGGCATTGTCTTCAAATACTGTTTTTTCAGAATTAAACAGAGGAGCGTTAAAAATTACTCGCCTGTCTGTATTGTTCGAAACGCCTGGAGATGTCATTGGTCCCGATGAATTTGCTCTCAGTGCGGTCATGACCTGCTCTAAAGTCGCTGATAGATTTGGAGGAAATACAATTTCGCCTTTATGTAGTGCCGCAAATCCGTCTGATAAAGCTTTGCCACCGCCATCAAAAGTAGGATATTCACCCTTAGCGGGGTCCTTTCCATATTTAGCCCGAAGAGCATCATTAGCAGTATGAAGCGACTTCATATCTGTACTATTAAATTCTTTATAGCCTTGTGATTGGAGAGCAGCCCATTGTTCTCCATTGGCTTTAAAGGCTTGGTAATCAGCATCTGACATCCCCCAATCATGAGAGGGGAGAGTGGAAATTGAATTGTCAAGAACTCCTGAACCAGATGCAAAGCTTGAGAGATTACCGGAATTCAAAGCAGTTTGAAGCGGAGTAAGATAGTTGTCTACCCACTGCCGGTATGCCTCCTTGGACATTACGCCAGCTCTGGCTACTATATCTGCGCTATGTTCATCAAATGCTTTTTCGATAAGCTTATAGGATGATTCCCATTTTTCTTTTTCCTCATTTGCAGCTTTTTCAATTGCATCTATGGCATCTTGAGCAGTTTGCTTTTTGTCCTCAAGGGTCTGTTTTTGAAGCTCTACCTCGTGGTCGTGCTCCTTTTCGGCTATCTGCTTATTGAGATCTGCAACATTTTTACGAGCTTCCTCTGAGGTTCTGACACTCCAGTATGCAAGCTGCTCCCTAAGGTCGGCCATCTCATTTGCATAGTCATGCTCGCCTTCTAGTCGGTCAAGTGCCTTTTCCTCAGCTTCAATTCCCCTGATTATTTCCTCCTGAGCCTCTTTTTTCTTCTTAGCCTCATCCTCAATTTGCTTTATTCTTTCGTCATAAGCATTCTTAATGGATTTTTGCTGTTCATCCAGGAGATTCTTATAAAGCCCGAACAGATTCTCAGTGCGCTTGTATTCTTCAGCCTGGTCTTTGGCTTTAACTTTGTAAAGCTCGCGGTATTTATCAATTTGCTGCTGAATACTATAGATGCCAAGCTTAGCCCAGTGCTCAATACTGTTCTCTTCCTTCTGGGCCGTTTCTTCAGCGAGCTGGGTTCTTAGCTTGTAAAGATTTAGGGTCGCCTGTTTTATAGCCTCCTGATTATTTGCCTGTGTTTTGAGGACTTTTTCCCAAGCGGCGATTTCCTGAGCCACAGACATCTTACCGAGTTCTTTTTGCTCAGATATCCAATCAACAGAGATCTGAAGTCGCTTGTCTTTAAGGCGTTTTTCAGTATCGTAAATACGCTCAGACATATCATTATGCTCATCGGCCGTTTTTGCATAAGCAGCATCAATTCTTTGGAGTTCCTTAAGTTCAGCCTGGATTGACGAAATAGTTTCTTCCGAAATCTTTTTGCGGTGTTCAAGGGCCTTGAGTGCATTATTTAAAGCTTTGTTCTCTTTTGAACCGCTTTTTGAAGTTACCCCATAGCTAGGATTTGATAACTTATCTTGAAGGGAATTTATTAAGTCCAGGGCTTCTCCGTAATCATATAGAGTTTGTTTTAGGTTATCAGAACTTTTAAAAGCCTCGTCAGGAATGATTCCGCGTAAATTTTCAGGAGGGCTAGTAATGTTTGCTGCCGCCACTCGCGCGTCGCTTAAAGTTTTGATGGCACTTATTTCAATGCCATATGCTTTTAACCTAGTGCCGAGTTCTCTTGATGTAGTTTCAGTTATCCCGAGTTCAGCCTTTAGTGTTTCAGTTTGCTGCTTTATCTTTGCTTGTCTTAGTGTCTCAATCGCATCAAATTCTACTGTATATCCTTCAGCGGTCTTATTAATTGCACCAATAAGCTCAGGATATTGTACAAGCAACTCAGTAATTTGTTCGGCAGTTATTGAATTGCCTTTATTTACGCTGTCTCTTATTTGGTTCAGGTTCTTTAGTTCATTGTTGAATTTATAAAGTTCACCTTTATTGTCAAAGAAAGATTGAGACAAAGCATCAATTCCTGCTTTGAAGGAAGGAAGCTCATTTTTAGCTTGACTTATTGTTGAACTATTACCAAACATTGATTCCATGGTTAAAACAAAGTTGTCCAGTTCAGGTTTACCGGCAGCAAATGTATGAACCAAATCCAAAATCGACTTTGAAGCGCTATCAATGCCAGCGGTATCGCCTTTGGCTTTAAAATCGTTGTACTTCTGAATTGCTTCATCAAAATTCGAATTGTTCAGCTGCTCTATGAACCCTTTTAACGCATCTCTTTGTGATTGTATATCCTTAGGCTGCAATGCTAACGATTTTGTGAATTCAGCGGCGAATGCCCGGGTTGAATCAGATACCTTCGTGCCACTTTGTTGAAGCTGTTTAAAGATGGATTCTGCATCGTTTTTAAGTAACTGCTGACGGTCTTTTGAGATATCAGATATTTTACTGTTAAATTCGATGTATGTTTGCTCTATTTCTGAAGCTACTTGACTATAAGATTGAATAGATGATTTCAACCACTTTGCTTGTTCAGGGTTAGAAGCGTCATATACAATTCCTGAACCAAGATTGATTTTCCCTTTAGTTTCAAGTGCTTTTTGCATATCAGCAATTTTTTGTTGAGTCTCCTGGAGGCTTTTATAGGCAGCATCTCGCTTTTTAATTGAACCCTCTAATTTCGAAACATCATCGTTATCTTTAGCACGGACAGCAGTCTCAAGCCTTTTTTGTTCTACGGCAAGTTCATCTTCAAGAGCCTTTGTTCTGAGTTTAATCATTTCTATAGAATCTGAATAAGCTTCGCCTTCAGCGTTGATGCCGGTAATTGAAACTCCATATTGGGAAACAAGCTCTTTTTGAACTTCTAGTAGCCTCAGTTTTTCGTCAGCGGTTGCTGTTAAATTCTGTTCTTTACTTTTCAGGGTCTCGTACTCAAAAGAAAGTCCCTTAAGCCCAGATTGTTGATCGGATAGACTTTCAATATTTTTCTTGGTAGTTTCAATAAATTGCTTTTGCTCTTCATTTGCCCTTTTTACTGCTGCCGTAATTGCCACAGTAGCCGCGACAACTCCGGTTATTGCAAGCAATGGCCAGTTTGCGACAAAGAAACCTTTAACGCTGGCAGTAAGCCCAATAACTCCAGCTTTCAAACCTGCAATGCCCGTTGTAAGAGAAGTAACCACCGGTAAAGTAATTCCAAAGAGCTTTAATGCAGATTGCGTAGTTTTTATGGCAATTGCAAGTTCTCCCCACAATACAACAAAGTTTCGTAAGTTGGGGTCCATAGAGTTAAGCAGTCCCAATGCTTCGGTGCCTGAATCAGCTAACCCTTTTAAGATACCCGTCATTCCTGCATCACCCATAGCTACGGCTAATTGAGTAGCCGCCGCTTGCAATGATTGATATTTCTTTTCCAGGGTATCCATGGTTCGTTCGTTTTCTGCCATGGAATACCCTGCGGCATCAGTCATGTTGTTAAGAACTTCCTGAGCTCCGGATAACCTTTCAATCATACCAATAAAATAATTTCTACGATAAACACCGGCAGCAGCCTGAGAGATGTCTCTTTGCTGCAAATCGTTCCATTCCTGCTGAGTTCCGATTGCAGACGCCAATTCTTCATTGTATAAACCAGCATCATCAGCAGCTTTGACAAAACCATCTTGAATGTCTGCGCTCAAAGTACCCCATCTTGATGCAATATCTTGGAATATATCCATAACATTTCTGAATTGAGTTTTGGCAGCATCAGTGAACACTTGAATACCTAACCCCTCAAGGGTTTTGATTGCAATTGGCCTTTGTATATATGACAGAATAGAATTGAGAGCGTTACCAACTTCACGGCCCGTCCTCCCAGATGCTTCACGCATAACTGTTAGTAGGGAAATGGTTTGTTCAATTGACAATCCCATTATTTTTGCGGCTCCGGATGAACGCAGCAGCCCGTCAACGAGGTCTTGAGATGTAACAGTAAAGTCATCAGCAGTTTTATTAATTTCGTCAAGTATCAGGGGAAGGTCTTTTGAAGTTAACTGCCACTGAGCCATAATACCGATTAAATCTTCAGTTGCTGCTTTAGCATCCAATTCAGCAGTATTTAAGGCGAGCAAAGAAATCTTTGTATTTTCCAAACTGTCCGAAACATTATATCCAGCTTGAGCCCAGCGCAAAGCTATGTCCTGGTCATTATCAAATGTCTGGCCATAGTCAACGCCAAATTGGAGGATGGCATCTCTATACTTGTTAAATTGAAAGCTAGAATCTTCCATAACACGGGCAATTTCGGTTATGCCCATTTCAACATCAGATATTGCTTTAACTGCATCTTTGGCGCCATTGGTAACTCCAAAGAAAAGGCTTCCAGTCATAAACCATTCAGTACGGCGCTGGAAGCCCTGGGCAAATATGTTCGGGTTATTTATTCCATCGGAGGAACTTGTTCTGGTTTGAGAACGGAGAATGCTTAACTGCTCTTTTAATTGAACAGTCTGTGCAACTTCCTCGGCAGATAATTTACCTTCTATGGATAACCTTCGCTGCAGCTCCGTTAGCTGATTGCGAATCAATGTTGCCTGTAACTTGTATTCTTCGCTCAGTCCTTTTGCAGAAACCTTCTGTTGAACCGCTGAGGCTTGTGCTTCCATGGATGCCAAAGTGCTTTGTTTAACTTCCTGCCCCATTTCGGCCTTAGTGGCTTTGATTGCGTTTTCAGATTTGAGTTTTTCATCAAGTACCTTCCGGTGCTCGGTTTCGGCTTTAGTGAGTTCCTGGACAAGTTTTATCTGCTCCTGCTTTTGAAGAGAATTCCAAGTGGAAGAATCGGTCCTGAACGGCGAAGCATTATCAACAAAGTTCTGCGCGTCAATCTGCTGTGTTTTGCGTAGATGAATAAGGTCAGCCAACTCCTTGTTGAGCTTTGCCTGTTTATTTTTTGCATCTTCGGCTTTCTTTCCGACTTCAATCAGGGTATTGCCGTATTGATCAAGTATGGTTTTTGATTGGGCTATATCCTTAACCGATATGCCAAGCCCCTGGGTTTTAAGCTTACTCAGTTCGGCAACAAACGAGGTGTTTATATCTTTCGCTGTTTGACCTGCGGTAGATTTCAGAGCAATAAGTTGAGCCTGAAGATCTGTTACGTTCTTTTCAAATTTTATGGTAGCCTGAATTGCAGGGTTATAGTCCAAACCCAATGCTTCCATTATTTTGACCATTGAATCGTCAGCCATTTATGTATATCACCACACTTTTAATGTATTCCGCCGAACATACCGGCAAGAGCAGCGAATTGACTTACTTTTGGAGGGCCGCTACCTGGAGGTGGGGCAGAGGAGGGCGTAGGACTATTTCCGAAGATGTTTGGGATATTAACTTTTATCTCGGACCATTCTCCGAGAATGGCTTTAATCTGAGGCAGTGTTCTCTTGGGGATTTCATCATATCTGAGACCTGCGTCAAGAAGCCGAGTATAAGTAACGCCCCAATCGGTGGGGGGCGGTTTTTCGGCCCCTCCCTTGCCATCAGAAGGGGCCACCGTCAGCCCGATATATCAACCAGCTTTTTTACAAATTGTTTTAAATGAACAACATTCCAATTGTCAGCGGTTATTTTCTCAATTGACATTGGCTCATTGTTCTCATCAGTACAGTACCTGGACAAGTATTCATCAAGCTTTGCTTTTGCCTTTTTGTTGCCAAGGTTAAACAACTGGACATCTATAAACAAGCCATCTTCGGCAAATTTTAAGGCATCACCAACAAGCATAGGCTTAACGGTATACGATTTTTCTCCAACGCCAAAAGACTCGCCATCCCCACTCATGACTGAAAAGGGAATGGGAGTTTTCCCATCAATTTTACTCATGGATTAGACCTCCCTTATTCAATAGGTGTTACCGTATAATCAACGGCCCTGTTGTTGCCGCGAGGCTTCAGAATAGTAAATGTGACAGTAACAGGCTGTGGAGTTCCACCTTGCTGAGGGGGATTGATTGAGCCCATTACCTTGCACTTATCAACTACGATTGCAGCCTCATACAAAGTTTCATCTTCTCCGGCAGCTTCACTTGATACGATGAGTTCATAAGTAGGCCTCACAGGAGTTTTGGGAAGACCAAAGCGTGTAGCCTTTGCAGCCTGATAATCGTAAGAAACAAACAGAGCCTTTCCAGCGTCTGCGGCGACAAATTCAAGCTCGTCCCCATCAAGGATATATTTACCGGATGCAGGAGTCTCGTCAGTCTCATCCCATGGCTTTGCATTTTTATCAACAAGGATGAATGTAGTATCTAAAGGTTCGTGCTTAAGCTTGACTATATACTTGCCTCCCGTAGGCTCCATGGGAACTGTGATTTCCTCGTCGACAATAGGAAATGGAGTATTGGTCAATTCCTCCGAGGTATCGCCCATAATGAAAGCATAAAGTTCAGGTGGCATGAAGCCGAGTTGCACGGCCAAAGTTCCTTCAATTGAAGTATCTGGATTAGCAGCATTCCATAAGCTGTTACCATCAGCGATGGGCGAACCATTGATTGTGATGTTTGGCGTTATTTGCTGGACAGCGCCATTGCGGAAATATGAAGTGGTAGCACTCCTGACAGGTATACCATTCACGTACTTGTTAAGCTGGAGTTTGCCAGCCTTTGAAAAATAAATAGGTTGCATTAAAACAACTCCTTTCATAAATTCCGATGGAATTTGTACCTACTCCCACAACAAAAAAAGCCCGACATGGTGGGGAGTTCACCAAGCGGAGGCTCTGCATAAAGGTATCTGTTGTTGACTTTCTTTTTGTGAAGCAATTTAAATATCTGCTCTTGTACCAACCATGCCTTGTAATCTTCGGTGGCAGGGACATGGCAATCAATTTCCATGACTTCCTCAAAAAAACTTTCATTGCGTACCTTACGGGCAGGGAGGAAGTAAACACAAAGCCTTTTGTCACTTCCAACAAGGTCGCTCCATTGACTTCGCTTGATGATTCGCTTTGCGATATTCACCGGTGTCGCACCTGTGAGGTCGAGCAGAGAAAGTATGGATGTGTCAGATTTTAAAATCGTCTGTACCGCCGTTAAGTCTTGCGAAGGATTGTACAAAAGCACCACCACCTTTCAGGGCATAAAAATAACCCCAGGAAGGGGGTTTACTTCTTTGAAACAATAATAAACTTACCAAAAGGGAAAGCTTTAACTGTTTGTTGAATCAATTCTCTCATCCTACCATGCCGCATCCACCGCATAGCTGTTTCAATGGCATGTGAGGGAGGCTGTGGTTCAAACTTTCCACCCAGCTTTTCCAGGTCAACTCCGGCTACGTTGGAACGAGATTGCACTTGTTCACCAAAGATATTGGTATAAGTCCCGCGCTTTCGGCTACGAATCGTAAGGTCGGTTCCCCTGGTAGGATTCCATAAAGAGCTGCCGACATAATCTTTAAGTGCAGGGTTGAAGCGGTCCATCAGTGAACCAGTTCCAAATTCGTCCATTGCTGCCCAAGCACCACCTGAAATTCCGGCAATAATAACTCCAGCAATATCCTGAATATCTTCATCATGTAGACTATCTGCGCCTTCAGGTGTGAGCATGCCTTGTTTAGCCTCGGCAAGCAGCTCTTGCTGGAGTTGCTTCATGGATGTCATGAGTTCAAGCTTTAGTGCAGCAATACAGCCGGTTGAATCAAACCTTATCCCATACGCCCCAGTCCCTCCATAAGTAGATTTGCTTTCTGCATATAGCCAGCCTGTTTTTTGTCCCAGGGCTTTTTATATTTTTGAATATTAAATGGTGGGGCAGAGGTACGACTTTTCATAGCCATGCAGAGAATTCCGGCAAGATAATACAAAGCGGCTGATTGAAGCTGGTTCCATTTCTTTTCATCGTCGATTTTGTTGCCCATCATCCCCATTCTCTCTAAAGCAGGAGCGATGAGCCGTTTCATACCACCGATGTTCAGGTCGGCGTCAATAATCCGATTGGGGAGAAGAGCTTCATCAGCAGTAAGCATGTGTCGCAGTTTGGCATGATAACCTTCTCCGAGATACTCAGCATATAATTCTTTTTCTTCCATAAAATTCGCCTCCAAATTTTATTTATGGCCGGGTATCCGATTCTAATTGAATTCTTGATACACCAGACATTCCTATTTCATCAATACTCGAAACTTTGTACTTGTTATCTTTGCCTTCGCCATATACAAATCTGTCAAGCAAGACAACTCCCAGTGATTTCGGCACCTGAAAAGTATATTTTGTACTATCCAATAATCCAGGGTCCTCTTGTCGGAGCCGGTAGGTTATGATTTCACCATAACAAGACACATCAGCGTGAAGTGTCTGCCACTCCTGAATTACATTGTTGTTTTCGTCAGTATCCTCAACAAACCGCATATGCTGAATAACAGCATTGCATTTGGCTGAGAAAAAGGCTGTTTCCCCAGAAGCCGGGTCGGCATTGGCTGACTGTACCAGATATTTATTTCCCAGAATATCGAGGACTTCGCCGCTTTGCAAAGCAGCATCAGCAAGAATCAAGCCTTCCCAATAGGCCTCCCTTGAACCAAGGTCTCTTGATGAACGAGTAGAACGCTTTATTGATACCTTTGAGTTGACAGGAATATCCCGGAGGATAGTACAAGTCTGGCCACGGGATTTAAGGAAGTTTCCTGCGTATGACATGCTACCACCTCCGGGGCCTTGTTACAGTAAAATGTAGCAGGGAGGGAGTGACAATATCGGGGGAAGCCAATTCAATAACCTTTCCGATATACTCATCTCGCTCCACTTCAAGGTTTGCCTGTTTCTTATTCCAATCAACATTCAATTCATAGCCTTCATGAGGGCCGTTTTCTTTTGTCGGTAGCCGGGCAGGAAGAGACGAACATAATAAACGAGAGCACTCACAAACCACAGCAGCCTCGAGATAGACTTTTGCATCATCTTCAAGGCTGCCATAATCGGGCAATTGTGATATTATGTTCGCCTCAGCCACGGTTATGTTTTCAGGTTGTTCAATAACGGAATCTGGGAGATAGGCAGCATCTATACCGAGCTTATCCCGGATACGTTGTTGCCAACCGGCTTCAGTTAAAATTCTGTTCGCCATAGGGGAAACACCCCCTTCTTATTCCAGCGTCAAAATGCGAGCACTGTTCTTTGTCATCTTCATGAAACCGCTATTCTCCGTTACGGTAAAAATTTCTGTTTGGTTTTTAATGAACCTATCAGCTTCATTGATGAGTGAACCTACTTCTACCAGTTCCGTAATACATCTGTCCCTATTAAGGGCAATAATAGCTTCTTTGTTGTTGATTTTCTCAACGTCAGGACTGTATAACAGGGTTACGGTATTTATCAGGTTTTGTGGCATCTGGACGCTCACGGTTAAACCGTTTGCAAGCAATTCGTCCATGACTCCGGCAGTCGAAACGGTTGGGTATAAAACAGCGAGTATTTGCAGCAGACCATCAATATTGGCAACAATAGTATTTGCACCGCCATTTCTGTAGAACTGAAGTAAAAATCTTACCCATACTTCTCTGTCCAAAGATGTTTTTCCAGAAACGAGTTCGCTTGATTTTACAGTAGGTGCAGCATTGTCGTTTCCATCACCATCTTTGATAGTTGCCAATATCTCAGTCGATTTATTTTCAGCAGCGGCGTCAGCAACCTCTTCCAGCCAGACTCTGACTAAGTCCAGCGCTGACCTTCTCAGTACTTCATAAGATACCTGGAGGCCTCTGCCGTACTTATAAAACTCTACAGATGACTTACCGGGAGTTATTTTAGCCAGCGGAATATCCGAAGCCTCAGTAATTCTCCTATGCTCCACAGCCTTCTTGTTCTTCGGTTCCGTCATATCGATATAAGCACCTTTGTATGTGTTACCGTCAATCGGAGTTCTGCTCGCAACAAGGTATCTGTACAGTGGGAATTCTCTCATCCTGTTCACAACTACACGACTTGTGTACTCAGGAAACAGGGCTTTGTTTTCAGTAGTTCTCAAGAATGCTTCTCCGGTTGAAGGATAAATATTCCTTTCCGGTATTGCTTGGGTGATTATACCTCCTTCTTTAAGGAGCCTTCCGAATGCATCAATTTTACTACCCTCTGGAGAAGGATCATTCATTTCCAAATAAGAAGAGAGGGTTAATCCATTGGAAAAAGCCTCTCTGTAAGTGTCGATATTTAAATTCTGTAAAGCAATTTTTGGCATATTTTCATCTCCTCTCTGATTAACCCAAAAATACGGTTGCGGTTTTTGCCGTACTGTCAACCTCGATAAATATCGGGCTTCTTAATTTTGCGGTAGTTGCGCTATCTTTGACTTTGCCAGCACCATCCAAAGCAGCAATTTTACCGACAGTTGGTGCTGTTGCGGTTGTTATTATATCAGTCCTGTATCCTGCATATTGAACACTGCAATATCCATCATTCTCATAAACGTCGATAAAACCAAATACGGTATCGCCATCTGCTCCAAAGTCAACTGTCTGTGCTGAGCTTACAACAACAGGCAATCCGACAACAGCATCTCTATCTGCCGCTGCTACAAGAGCTTTAATGCCTGCACCTGCTTTGAAAGCAGCAGCAGCAAATCCTATGCCTTCGTATGAAAGTCCACCTCTCATGTAAACACTTCCTTCCCGCCCTTTAGGGCATAAAAATACCGCTCTTTAGCGGTTCAAATAGATTTTCGAATTATACTCTAAAAGCCTCATCAGGGATTGACTGCGCCTGCTTCTGCTGTCCAGCCTCAGGATTTGTAAATCTGCCAGCCGGTATTTCAGCTTTTGCCTGAGCCTCAAAGGTTTTCATGATGTCTTTAATAGCTCCTGTTCCCATAGTTGAGAATGTAGTTTTCCAGGTTTCAGCAGGAAAGCCATTTCCTTGGGCACGTACGCCCATTGCTATTGCTTCATCAACAACCTGTTTGTGATAGTCCAGGCCTTCCTTGGCAAGCTTTAGGACTTCATCAGCAGAGAGTTCTTTGCCGAGTTTTTCCTTGGCATGTTCCTCAGTCATGTAGGAATCAACTTCACCTTCCTTTGCTTCAACTTGGGGAATTGCAGCCCATTTTTCTGCAAGCTGATTGCACAATTCTTCAAAGGTTGTTTTACCTTCCTCATAAGCTACGCCAAGGGTTCCAAGCATATTTTTTAACTTTTCATTCATTGGGTTTTCACCACCTTTCAATGCAAACACTTTTTTGTGATCCGATTTTTTAACCATGGTAGTTAATTTGCCGTTATAATATTGGCCCAATACAACTGTACCGGCGTTAAGGCTTTTATAATCATCAATAACCACAAACTTTCCATTTGGATTTTCAATGACATCTCCGTCATTCGAAAGGCTGGCACCTGGATAAGCGCCATCCCAAACAATGGATTCTTCATATAAATTTGTGTTGGAATTCTGAAGGATAACACTACTTGGCATTGCCAGAACAGTACATTTCTTTTTAGTTCCGTCAGCCATTTCATATGTAGCACCCTTCCAATGACTACATTTACCGCCGTAGTAGTTCATTCCACAAATAGAGCAGACCATTGTATCAGTTCCCCAGCCTATAGAGGTATCTGAAAGTACGCCTGTTTCGATACGTTTTATAAGTGCATTTGCTGAAACACCGTCTACAGCTTCATCATCACGAATAATATATTTATCCAGCGACATTGATATTGTTTCGCCGTTTTCTGTGTCCGGCTGCGTCCGACCGTCAAATACTTTACCATAAGGAACACCTTTAGAACCAAATTGGCTCCAACTATGGTTAAACATGAAGCTTACCCCAAATTGTGCATCTTTCACGCATTGCTGAAGAAACTCAGGACTCAACCTGATGGACCTTCCGGGGATTAACATATCACCAGCTGATTTATTCGAAAATGCGAATACTTCATCTTTTGATAAGTTCCTTCTGGCGAATTTCTGTATTCTTGACAATCGCTGGTCGGTAATTTCTAAGATTTCACTCAAATTTATCACCTTCTTTCGAATTGGATTTTGCAGACTTCTCAGTTCGTAACATGCTGTTCCCGCCACCTGAACTGAAACTTGCACGGATGTTTTCGCTTGGTTTCCCGGTAGCTTTTTGTACCTTCATAACTTCCTGGGCAGCCACATCGTTATCAATCCAGCCCATCAAAACAGCAATCGCGTAAAACTCCTGCTTCATCTTTTCGACGGTCATTCGCTGTTCTTCGGAATTCCAATCAACAGTGTTATGTTTAAAATGGGGAATGGCTTGAATACCTTTTATTCTCAACCACAGGCGCATAGTTTCTTCAACAAGACGCTTGCTGCCACGTTGACAAGAAGCGATACCAGAGCAGAAAATACGGAACTGAACAGTACCCCAAGATTCAGTAACACCCTGATTTCTGTTCATAAAAATAGCCATCTGTTTCAAACCAGATAGCGTCTGAGTATCAACCAATTCAGTTACAGCTCTTACGTCAAGGCTTCGAGCAGCATTTGCACCTTGATTCATATTTATTATTGTGTCGCTGAAATGAACATAGTCTGCATCAGGATTCATTGTTTCCAGGGCATGAATCATGTTATCAAGTTGCTTTTGAAACCATTGTTCAAGCTTTACGGCATCATTTTTTATGTGGGCAGGACAGAGAGCATACATTTGCGTTATGTCCATAGAAACATCAATTTTGGGATAACCTTGGTGATGGAGAACAGCTTGCAGGTCTTGAAGTATTTGCATTTGAAAATCAATAGCTTGAAGTACCGGCGTCATGTTTAGTGTTCCTGTAGGGTCTCCAATTTCCGGGTCAGCAGGTACCCAAAAGAAGTTTGCCTGACCAGGACCAAGGTAAACTTTCTCAGTCATATTCCATTGAAACGGAACATACTTCTTTCGGCCCTTTACTTCCATTAGCTCCCATTCAATGGTCTGTGGGATTACAGGGTGAACATCATAAATATCATTGCGCCGTTCATTGACCTCAACTTCCCAGCCCATGGCACCTCTGAAAAAGTGACTTCCGTGAACCTGGTCAAGTAAACCATCCAGGCCAGAATTACTTATTTCATTTATCCGAGCTGCAAACTCACGCCACTGGCTTTCGACATCAGTAAGTCTGGTTTTACCATCCAATGCATAAAATTGAGCTTCATGCCCTTGATTCGCCAACCGAATAAAGTTCCACCCGGCCATTGATACATCAGGATTTACCCTTTTAAGAAAGTTGATAGCTTCAGCTTCCTCAGGAATATGTCGCAATGTTTTAAGCGTATCATATGTCCTTGATTTATGAGGAGATAAGGTTGAGTTGAATCCATTTCCGATTTGTGTACGTCTGCCCGGGGGAATATTTGTAGGTGCATCTCTTGATTTTTTTGCAAACATTTCGTTCCAAAAGGCCATTTAATCACCTTCAATCCTTCAACATTTCTATTTTTTCAAGCAGTTGCGCCTTAGCCAAATCAATAAAACTCTGGTTCTTTTTTATAAGGTCAGAAATAAAGGCTGCATCATCCTTGGTTATCTCAATTTCACCGGTTTTAATCAAGTCATAAGCCCATGCCATTGTTTGAGCTGGTCGGTTTGTGCTTGATGTTGCCAAAATATCAGCTAATATTTCGCACAGGCGGTCATTCTGTGGAACTCCTATTAAATCGAGGAGATTATCATCAAGATTTAGTTTCATTTGGTTGGCCTCCGTATTTATTTTTCTGATTCGGCAATTCGCCATTCAGGGCCTTATCAACAAGTTTACTTCCCATGGCATAAAACTTCTGGAATTCAGGATTCTCGGGGTCATGATTCCATCCAAGATATTCTTTCGGAGGTTTATTCAGTGCCTTACCGTACATTGAGCAAATCCCGCCATCAAGGTTTAATTTCCTGATGAATTCGGGTGGCATTTTGCCTTCAACATATAACTTCGTTAATTCGTGGTTTACCAGATTAAGTACCCCAGTCATAACCAGAACTGAATACCGAAGTTCCTCGTAGTCCGGTCTGGCATTTGATTTGCAGTCCTCAATAATTTCTGATAGATTTCTCATAAAATCATCCTCCATTCTATTTGAATTTTTCAATTATCCAGCCTTGTTTCTCAAGCCTTAGGATAGCTCTTTTAAGGCCAAATTTTGTGAGCTTTTCTGCGAGCATTGTCCGGCGCTCAACAGACCATACTATATATCCACTGGGCATTTTAAATATAACCGCCCGTCTGTACCAATTCTGAACCGGTTCACCTTTTCTTGGCGGTAATACTGGCGGGTAACACATCAAACTCGGAATATTGGTTAAGTCAATCATTGCAGATACCTCCACATAAAATATGTAAAAGCATGCCGCACGTAGGAAGGATGGCCTGGAGGTTTAGGCCGGACCCATAACTAAGTCCCCGTTATTCACGGCATGCAAAATTTATTAACTTGATGCTTTTAAAGCTTCTTCCGAATAGGGTAAATATTTAGCTCTTGCTTCAATCACAGCCTTTTCAGCTACTTTGATATCTGTAAAACGTCCAAGGTAAATTGTTTTACCTCCAACCCGACAATCTGCAACATAAACACCAGGTGTATTTTTGACGGGATATACTCCTCGGATTCCAGTTTGACTTTTTCTTGTGGCTTGCTTTCTGTTCTGAATGTTTTTCCCAACAGGAACAGCACGTAAATTACACCTTCTATTGTCAAGCGTGTTATGATTTATATGGTCAATATCATAACCCGGCTTAGCGTTCATAATCAGCCTATGCATTTGAAGGAATTTTCTTTTTTCTCCAATAACATAAGTACGCCCTGTAGCATATAAATTTCGGCGCCTTTTATTTTGACTACCATTTACAGTCCATTTCATAGGGACACTACCGACAAGTTCAAAATCAGCAGTATCTATTAAAACCTCGAGACGACTACCATCTATTTTGTCAATAAATATTGTCGTGACATCTCCGCGAATTTCATATTTATTTCTCATATTTGTCGCTCCTCTCAATAGCGCTCCCAAATTTTAAGCATAAGAAAAGGACGGGGGAGCGAATTCCCGTCCTGTCAGTGTTGCAACACTGTCTTATGTAATATTTGTAATATCAACTTGCCCTTACAACTCCAGTCATTCGGAACATACCTGGTAGCACAAGAGCTGGAGCTTGAAAATCGGCAAAGCAGAAATATAAAGCACTAACAATATCGTCGTAGTCTGAATCTGTTCCGTTATGGTATTGTGTTGATTGTCCTGGCCGGTTAACCGAGATATATCCTTTTAACTGATTTTCTGTTTCCTGGCTCCATGGAATCTCACACCACTGTTGCTCAACCACAATTGAGAAATCATCAACAAGCTTTTCTTTATTACGGCCTTGCTCGTTAATAGGGAAGACGGTTAATCCTCTTTTGACAAGCTGGGAACCTATTGTTTCACCGATACCGGTTTGACCGAAGTTAACTGAAGCTCCGTTATATAGCCGGGAATAGAAAGCTATTCTATCCCACTGCGAATCCCAGCCAAGTCCAATCATTTGGTCAATTTTAACAACACGACCTTTACTGTTTCTTATTACAACAGGTTTACCATCACCTTTGGAAGCTGGATCATGTCCGAGAGTGTATGTCTCAAACGGCTCAGGTTCTTCCCACAGTCTCCAGAACTCATTAACTTGCTCATCAGTCAGACCGGCAGGAGCTTTCCTTAAAACTCTTTCGTAATTCGGGAAAACGGAATTAATATCTGCAATAAACTCAGCAAGATAATCCTGACGATACCGGTTCTTTGACATTCTGCGCTCGAGGTTTTCTCTATAAATACGGCCGTTCTTTGTAACTTCGTTTCCTCGGACCGCCATATATGGATTATCCCAGGTAGTAAACTTCCATGACTCCCAATCAGGGTCCCAATCAGAAGTACCTTTTTGCCCCCAGCGCCACATTTTATAAAAATAATTCATGCCGAGTGGGGAAGAGTTAATCAGTGCAACGCCGCCTTTACCTTCAAGACCGCGGCCAGGAGAATTAAGACGTGCCTCAAGGTTTGACCATACATCTTCCATATCTGAAATTCTGGCAGCTTCCGTGATAGTTACAAGGTCAAGACCGACACCGACCAAAGCTTCAGGGTCATAGGCAGAATGAACTTCAATAACACCGCCATTTACTGTTTCAATTGTTCTTGTCGTTTTTGAAACATCGACAACTATTTCTTTCGGTAGGTTATGCGTAAGCTCACGCCAGTTCTGGTTAGCTACCTTCTCTGTAGGAGCAATTATCCACCAAAGCGCATAAGGAACCATGTCAGAACCACGATCTTCATTAAGGCATTTAATAAAGTAATCAATGCCTTCCATGATTGAGCAACGGTCCTTACCCCATCTGGCGCCACATGCCAATACTTTGAATCTTGCTTCACTATTGTGAACCAGTTCCTGCCCCCAATGAGGAGTATAGTCGGCAGAGATATTGATACCGCCTCTGGCATTTGCCATTCGACATTCAGGGCAGGTCTTAAAGGAAGTATAAGACTCGTACTCAGGGCGCCAGATTTGAGAGAATGGCCTGCCGCATTGCTCACACATTGAAACTCTATCGCTGGTCGAGTGTTGTATTAACTTTTCATTTTTTTGTTGGATTATTGAGACTGAACCGCCTTTTCGGGGCATAAAAATCACCTGCCATAAGCAGGCTCAAAGGCTCATTCAAATATTAATTTCAACTTCTTTTTTGCAGTGTTTGCACCATAGGTAAATTTTATGAGCTTTACTACCTGTTATTAACCGGCATAGCTTCTGTCCACATTCTGGGCATGTACTCCAGATTATATCTATATCCTCTGGCATCTTAGATGATTCATCTAAGTAAATATAATTGCTCAAAATATCAACCCCCTTACCGGAAGCCCCGAAGCTTTGAGCTGTTGCCAAATTTGAAGGAAAAAGCTTCTGAACCATAGTGAATATTTAATGATATGGGGTGAATCGCAAAAATTAATAGGCTCTTCCATGTTTAGTGGCTCACCTTCGGATAATGCAAGTTTAACAGAATAAGCTAGAGTTTTTCCAGACTGTCTACCTCCAAACCAGTAAGGACCGTCATGAAATAAATATTCAGTTTGTCCTGGGTAAAGTTTTATGTCCAAAGCCTTTTCAATTAAGGGAATGGTTTCTTCGGTTATTTTCAATTTGACCGCCTCCGATACCTATTCTTCGCGTTTGCAGCTCTCACATCGTAATATGGTTCTTTTGTCAGTCACCAGATAACCCTGCTCCATAAGCGCTTGTTCAATAATAAGACATTCTGAATCACATTTTTTACATATTATCTTGATTTTTTTTGGTTTTCGAGCAACCAGGTCCTTAAACATGGCAATAGTTCCTCCAATGTTCCCTCACAAAGCCCCTCATACCAGCACCGGGATTATATTCCGGATACACTTTCAAAAACTCGGCTTCGCAATCTTCCAGCGTTTCGCCTTTGATAATGCCATTCTTGATGAGATATAGCAGACAAATGGATGCTGACCTGCTCTCACCCTGATTGCAATGCACCAAAACTTTGCAGCCTTCAGATAATTTCTTTTCAATGAAGTCCAGAGCCTTGTCAATCATTCTTTTATCAAAAAAATCAGGCTTTGGGGCATCGACGATATTTAATGCCAGCCTATTTCCACGTTCAGACCATAGATATTCGGGAGAATCTTTTGGACAACCACGGCCAGTATAACCTACAAATTGCCTGTGGTGTGATTCTTTGCAGGCATGCAAAACTGCCCATCCGTTTGTTGGCTGATCAACTTCTCTACCAGGAATGTGTTCTTTTTCAAGATTTAGATAATCATGATCGTTGCCACAGAATAAATTTTTAAATATTTCTCTCATAATGACCTCCAATTATATATTAATAAAATAAAAATAAACGCATTGCAAAAACCTCGAAACACTGATGTATCAATGTGTTGACGGAAAACAAGTTTTATAGTATAATCTTTTTTAGAGTTAAAAATATTGAGTTACATGGCCATGTACTCCCGGAAAGGAGTACAAATTATGAAAATAAAATATAAATTAATAATTGCATTAATAATCATTTTGATTTTGATAATTTTGTCAGTAGAGCCTGTATACTAGAAATAGTAGGGCAGAGGTTATTAACCTCTGTACCTCACAAATAATATTAATATAATTAATATTATAATTACTCAGTATTTTCATCATCCTTAACATCAAAAATACAACCTTTACCCGAATTTTTAATATAAAAGTCAAAGAAATCTTTATAAGTCTTAAGCTCAACAACCTCAAGATTTTGCCATTCATGCCATTTGCAGAAACATAACTTTATCATATATTCTTGTCCCTTACAATTTTTTCTCAATAACGCTAGATATTCCAGCCCAGGGTATAAAGAGTAGAATCAATAATGGATTATCATAGTGTGAACTAAGAAGTATAAATATACCTAGTGCAAACATATCAATTCGCCCGAATATTCCTTTAAAAAGCCATTTAATCATTACATTCAACCTCCAATCATTTATGTAATAAAAAATTCCTGAGGTAGTAATAAAACGACAGATAAATAAACTGTCCAGAGCATTTTTTATCTTTCATAAAATAAAAGGGAATATCATATCGCTCGCTGAAACTATGCAAAGTAGCCAAAAATGACTCGGGCTTGTATTCAGTTCTGTAATTATGCTTAAGAATATCAGTGTATTCAGCATCTTCAATTAAAAGCAGCATTTTACCCTTCTTCCGAATGAATTCCGATTCAATCCGGAGCCGGTCATTCGTGAAGTTTCCCGAGAGCTCAACTAAATCACCTTTGCGCTCGATGCTGATTTTATCCGTAAAATACAAATCCCTGACTATTCCTAATTCAGGAGCAGCAGGGAGGAAGAAGCTGTAATCACCAGATTCGATTTTCTGAGTGACATATGGAATTTTCTTTTCAGTCAGCCATTTAGTAATATGGCCAAAAACAGTTTCTCTACTATCAATAATAATTGTCATGCTTTTAAGTAATAATTGTAATTCTTTATCACTATATCTATAAAAGCTAACCATAGTTGCCACCTGCCTTATCAGTGAGTTGGTCAGTGTAAATCAGAATTTTTCCTTCTCGGTTTTTATCATAAAAATCTTGAAGTGGGTACCAAACAAAAAAATCTTCATCATCTTTTGAGGCATTACATCTTCTGCAAGCGCATACAATATTGGACTTTGTGTAGTTGCCACCTTTTACTAATGGTATGAAATGGTCGTTTTCAAGCTTGACTTTTTCACCGCAATAAGCGCATAAATTATTGAAATATTTAAGACATTCTTTCCAATCGGTGCTAGTAAAATTATTTAATAGATTCTTTAGCCTTTCTCGCCTTTTTCTAACAGATTCAAGTCGCATCTGATGACCTTTTTCAGTCTTTTCCCATGCCTTAGAGGTTTCTTTATCTCTTTCTTTATTTTTTATTCTATAATCGCGGACATAGTTTTTGTTTTCTTTTGTCCATTTCCGTTTTCTTAGAATAAGTTTGTCGTGATGTTTCGCCATATACTGTTTATAATCATCACTGCAACATTGTTTACATCTGTACTGTAAACCATCTTTGTAGTTTTTGTTTTTCGAGAAATACTCAGAAGTTGCAGGCTTTAACTGATTACATTTGTTGCATCTTTTTAGTTCTTCCATGATTTTCGCACCCTTTCAGTATTCGCACCATATGTATAAAAAGACATAAGAAAAGCGAGGTAGGTGCGTATACCTCGCTATCAGCCCGTCGGCTGTCTTCTGCCATATTTAACTATTCATCATCTGAATTATCAATCTGTATTGCTCCCTGGACTGTCCCGGAGCTCTTGAACATGAAATTAATCTTCTGCTTTTTCTTGGTACCGAATTCGTCCGTAGAATTTCGGTTCATAAGATTTTTTAGAGTGCCAGTTAATCGTTCAGCAGCTTCAGCCATGAATTTCATGTCCATAGGAGTGTTTATGTTTTTTGATACACGGTCCAGGGTTTCTTTTGAAAGAACAGAATCAATTATCTTCTCAACAGCTCCGACTGTTTTTCTGGCAGTATCGAGCTTCTTATTATCAACCTCTAGCTCAATCTGCTGCCGTTTGACTGCCAACTGCTGCTTATTTATCTGCGCCAGAGACTCTATATCGGTTATCATTTGGACTCTTTGTTCAGTTTCATCATTTACGGTTATAATAGGCGATTGCAGGAGGGGATTAACCGGTAGAAGTTCGTTTTCCAGAGGGCTAGGTTCGAAGATGTCTACTTCTACAGGGTCTGATTTCTGTTTTGCAGGTGTTTTTTTAGTTTTATGAGATTGTTTAGCCGACACGATATCACCTGCTTTCGGGGGAAAGAAAAAGCACCCTTGATTTTAAGGTGCTCAAATCACATGCTATATCTTTTGATTAGGTTTCTTTCAGGTATGTATCTCTCAGGTTAGCGAGTAAAACATTACCTCTGGCTATTTCGCCGTTATAATTATAAACAATAAAATCATATCCAGGGTATTGTTTTTTTAGTTTTTCCTTTAAAAATGACACATTAGCAGAGTTCATTGTTGCATATTTTGCGTTATAGTTATATGGCAAATCAACTTCACTTCTTACGTTCTTCCCATTTTTAACAAAGTCTACTCGGACACCTTCAATTTCAAAAATAGTTTTCTCAACATAGGCAACTGTTGGCATATTAGCACCTCCTTTTTATGTTAAATTATACATAAAGAAGTGTAATGCTTCAAGTTATTACAATTTATTTTAAATTTGGGCGTCTATCTATAAATTCCTGATAAGCGATAAAACGAGCCTGCCTATATGAAATCTTCATGTGTGGAGCTGCCTTGTTCGCATTATCTACCACACGCTTAAATTCTGTTGCTAATTCTTTTGGTATCCAATCATTCCAGTTTTCACAATTCTCAGGCTTTGTCTTTGGCCTGCCAGAGCTCACCTTTGGAACTCTCCCGGTCCGCTGCCATTTATCAAAGTGACTTTTCTTTATAGCCCATGTCTTGCGGCCTTCTTCTTCAAAACAGACAAAGAGGTGGGCAATAGGGGCAAGTTCACTTACACCAGAGGGATTGCTTTTATCAAATTTGGCAACGGTTGCTTTTGGGATACCTAACATGCGAGCGACACCAAATAAACTGTAAAAGGATTCTGGCGCTTTAAGCATGGCCATCACCACCAGTGGCAGCTTTTTGAGCTTTCCTGAATTGATATATTTTACGTCTGATTGCACGTCGGCGCTCTTTAAAAGCTTCGCATTGCTTTCTCTGTCTGTATTTATCGCAACCAATACAATTTTTTTGACACTCCATAAAACCACCTCCAGGGAACTAAATATGCGGGCAGGGATTTACACCCTGCATGTGATGCTTCCGTTAAGTCTATGCACCACTTAATTTGATGTGTTACCACCAAAAGCCATGCGTCTACCTATTCCGCCACCGCATATTCAACCATTTCTTTCAGGCTGCCATCTTGAGCAAAACTGCCCCAGGACAACCACCGCGCCTTTCAAGCCGGGAGCTACTTAGGCATCACTCAAGCTAAAGGCTGCTTATGCCTGATGTACTCACAACAGGCTTCTGACATCTTATATCCATTCATCATTATTTATGCTAAGGCTCTGTGGCCGATTAGCTTTATTTTATAACTTGAAATTTTGGTCGAAGTTCGATTGCCTCTTCCAGAAATTTGTCAATTACCCATTTTGGCAGGACCTTTTTAAATTCTTCCTGGAAGAACAGGAAAACATTTAATGTCAGTCGCTTTTCCTTGAAGCCATACAATGGATTGAATACAAAGTAAACAAGGCCGTCAAAGGAGATTTCTGTTATAACGCTGGCCCGTTTCATTTTTTTTATTAAGGCCTTGCATTGTCGATCACTCATATCAAGAACTTTACTCATTTCAATAGTGGTAATTGGTTTAATAGTATTGCCACTCCTATAAACGAGAAATTGATTGTCTTTTAAAATATAATGCTTTAACTCATGAATCCGACCTTTTTCTGCCCAAGTAAATTCCTCAGGGAGTGGAACCTCTAAAAAGGTCTTTACATTTGCCTTGCGGCTCCAGAATAAATAACCCTCATCATCAAATTGTAAGTCCACCCATTGAACTTTTTCGCTGAATTCGCCAGTTGATTGGTTAGTATACCGTGTAATTTTCTTTGCTTTTTGTTCCATATTCATCACCTACAATTTTTTTGTCAAAAACAGGTCATTTTTAACACTTTTTTTGTAAAACGAAAAAGTCCGATAACCATTGATAAACAATAGATACAAGACTTTTATGGGGGCAATTTTGATACGAGATATTATATAGCATTATATATACATGTCGCATCAAAACGAAAATAGTAAAGGCACCAGCTCTTAACCAGTGCCTATCAATTCCTACTTGCTCCGCTAGTATAAATTATAGCACAGTACTTGTACTTTGTGTGACTCATATTTGTAGCAATATTGACTCATGGGAGTATCACGGTTGTATCATATTTGTATCATTTTTATTTTCCGATAAGTTTTTGAATAAAACTTGGTGAAAATACAAGTCTTTTTCTGACCTTTTTACTGCGTTTCAGGGTGAAAATGCCATCGACTTATTAATAAATACCAAACTGGAGGGGAAGGCGCACGGAATGCTGGGTTGACCGGCTTATAGGAAGGGGATATTTTTACGAGAGGTAACTCTCCCGCCCAAGCCCCGACAGCCCCCCAGGGGTCCCCAAATCCTGCAAAAACAGGCCGAAAGCATGTGCAAAACTGGCAAAAGTTATCCACATACCACTATATGTTGTGGTTGGCTATCAATCAGGGCTGTGAGGGTACATAAAATACAAATACAGTACCGAAAATATACAAAAACGGTACTGTGTATGCAAATGAGAATGATTATCATTTAAGGGAGAAATGGGAGGGTATGGGCTGGTGTGAATATAAATGAGAATCATTATCATTTAGAAAGGGTTTATTCCGGGGCTCGGATACTGCCTGTCAAGTACTTTTACTTTACACAATAACAATACACTTGCACCCTGAACCCCAGCAGTACAAGGCACTACACAGGCTTGTCAAGTAAAACACCTTTACACACATCCCGTTATGGCCTAAAGCATACTGTTAGCACGACACATAAGGCACAGGTAAACACCTTGAAACCATTGGAAACAGCGGTGTTTGAATGTATTGTAAACCAAAACATAATATTAAGTTGACAATGAAAAAATCAGTAAAAATGATTTTAATTGAAAAGGCTGCTGCCGGCAGCATGATTAAGTAAGAAACATTAATCCAGATCCGATAACCTAACCGCAATCATGTGCCAGCCGGACAAGGAACGAAAAGCGTGGAGGAGGGGGAGGAAAACCCCCTGAGAATCCTTTGTAATGAATTGCCTGATATATATAACAGTGATATTGATAATATGTTGTAAAGGGTATACAATAGGTATACAAAAGAACAAGGGGTGATTGTATTGACTAAAGCAAATAGAGAGAACCAGACACCTTTTAGGTTTGCACCAATAGTTAAGGAAAGACTGAAGAAGATAGCACATTACCAAGGTGTTGACATGGTTGTGGTTGTCTCCATGTTGATAAACAAAGAGTATACGGATAACCGGGAGCAAATAGAAGAATACTTGAAGGATTATCCAATTGATACGGAAAACGCAGATAAATAGAGAAATATTAAGTATCTAATAGATATATAATAGATGTACAGTATAATACCGAATTTCTGAGGAATTTACAGATTTTCGGTATTATTTTTGATTTGAATTGTATACCCATTGGATATATAATAGATATATAAACAAACGAACCGGAGGGCATGAACATGAAAGGACATTATGCAATCGAAATAATAGGCTGCCGGAAACAAAGGTTTGTTATCAAAAAAGTAGCTGTAACCGGTTTAATCCTTCCGGTAAACGGGAAAGCATACCGAACATTAGAAAAGGCTCAGACCGCAGCTGCTGATCTGGGATTGATAATAGAAAAAGTTGGAGATTGCTACGAGATTCTATGAGGAGGGCGCGGAAATGAAAAATAATTACACATTGCTGGGAATAGGCGCTAAAAGCGAAAAGCCAAATATATTATCACACGGATGTATGCATAAAAGCGTAGGGGTAAAGATCGAGGAAACTCGCCAGGAAGGTACACCCCTGATATACAACATTTGCATGACCGTCTGGATAGATGAAAACGGAGAGTATATTGATTTTACGAATACCAGATTTAAGGAATCATATGGGAAGGTGTATTTAAATTAAACAGCTTTAGGCTGGATATTGCTGTGGCAAAGGCAAATACCCCGTGAACATATTTGAATTTATCTTAATCAGAATCAGAAGGAGGATTGAAAGATGAAAAATAGACTTTTGAAATTAGCTGCAGTTTTAATATTAATGGTGGCTACAGCGGTAATCACCTGGCACATAACAATTCTTACGCTGAAAATAGAGGTCAACGAGGACACCGCATATATTACCAGCTTCGGTCAGACAGATGAATTTGATTATATGCCGTTGTGGCACACCGGGGACTAAAACCTCCGGCCGTCTGCGGGTACCGCACTGATGATGGTCTCTGAAATGAGGCCGAAACGGAAAGTGTAAAGGAGGTTCATATGATGAAAAAATCTTATTTTAATTGTGACAGAGGATTTGCCGAAATGCTGCAATATAACCACAAGACCTTGGCGGACGAAGTCGTTGATATTTTAAAATCTGAATTCTTGAGGCTGGGCGTCCTGCCAGAAGACCGCAATGAATACACAGAGAACTGCATCAAGAGCATAAAAGAAGCAATCCAGTACTGGAACATAGGAACCGAAGCCATTGAACACATGAACGAGGCCATAGAAAGCCTTGAAGCATACCTGGAAGAAACAGAGGCCGCTAAATCATGTGAAGAGTTAAAAAATGCATTGCTCCACTTAAAAGATGCTTTTATTGGTGTCTTGCAGGCCAGTGATTACGAAACAGAGTTTGACGGCCTTAAATACCCGTTTGACTGCAATTTTAAAGAGATGGTAAACAAAGTCATCGACTGGGTTGACTTTGAGATAATATAGCAGCCTGGCACCGACCAAAGTACACAGGCTGCTACGAATACACAACCAACAACGGGCCGTGTGACTATATTTTAGCACGGCTCCCCACGAAAGGGGAAGAAATATTATGATTAACACAAATTTAAAGGCAACAGCCATATTTGATAATGGCGGAGGATTAACTCTCCAATTAGGTGATAATTACGGTCACTACTATCCACACAACATGCAACAGGCCGCAGAGGACTACGCTCAATACCTGGCAGATCAGGACACCAGTTGGTGGGAGGGCAACGAGGATGACGCAAGAGAGCTGGAGCCTGAGCTGGAGCAAATCCGTAACGGTGGATATAAGGTTTATAATGCGTCAGATATCGCCGGGTTACTCCCAATGATTGATACCCAGCAGTTTAAAGAGGATGGATATATTACGGGTTGGTATAATGTTGACGAGTTTGTAACGGCCCTGTCGGCATTGACTAATGTAAGTATTTAGGTTTATCAACAACAATTTTGATTCCCGGTTTTCGGGAGAATGGAGGATATATGACTAAGCTCAATAAATGGTTTGATATGACAAATGATGGTGAATTGTATACAACGTATACGCGCGATTCTTGGGAAGTTCCCGAGGAGGGAACAGAAATATGGTGTACTGGATGGCCTCGCGGGCAGACGATTAAACCCTATGGTGATGGGTGTCATGTTGTGGTAGGGCTGAGCATCTACCACTGTGATCAGCTGATGGAAATTCTTATGCGTTTAGAATCTGAGGGTCACAAATGGGGTATTGACGGCGTAACAGCCAAACGTGAGCAGCAGATAGGCGGTTATTGGGTACCTGTTCATATCTCATAATTTTGCAGATGGGCGGCCTTATGGCCGTTAATGCGCTCCCGGATACCGGGAACCCGTCCAAAGCCGGGAAGCATGACAGGAGGGTTTATCAGATGGGAAGTTTATCACAGCTCAAAAAAGAATTGCAAAAGGGCAAAAGGTTTATAGTGCTTGACCATCAAAAGCCAGACTTAATTGGAACAGTCAGAGAGGTAAGCACCGTTCAAGGCAATGCCATTTATACCAAAATAGCAGACAATCCCGAACATAAGCATTCCATATGCAATGGCGGCAGAGGTTTGAGAATGGATTACGCAAAAGCAAGCTGCTATGAGTTTGGCGACAGCATCAAATGGTTTGCGGCTCCTATCGGAACTGACGATAACAGGCTGATTATGGAATTTAAGCTGCTATAAGGCTTTATCAGCGGCCCGGCAAATCCGGGCCTGAAAGGAGGATATAATAACATGAATATCAAAAAGAAAAACCTGAAGGACCCGCCTGATTTTTGCTTCTGCTGCGGGAGAAGACTGGAAATCACGGAATACGTTCTTGATCTCGGAACAGCTGGGTCTACATTTGAACTGTGCAGAAGCTGCCTTAATAGGCTTAAAATAAAGGCAGAAAAAGCATTAATTAAGGATGGGCCCGGTTAATTCCGGGTCTAAAAGGAGGTTTATCAAGTGGCACAAGAAAAACTCTATCATTGTTGCAATACCTGTAAGCATAAAGCGAATAATTTTTATGATTGCACTATCCCGAAAGAATGCCTTAATGGGTTTAGCGCTTACGAGCCAAACGAAGAAATGGCGAAGCAAGAAGCGGAAGAGGCTTTATCAGTACTCAAAAATATGCCGAGCCCGGCGGTAATTCCGGGCGGAAGGAGCAGATTATGATACGACAAATGGAAGTAATAAATAGATATCCATATGGAGTACCAACAGCCACAAGCTTTATCAAGGTAACAGGCGAGGATGGCGTATTTTATGACATTGTTAGGTCATTCGACAGCCAGAAACACAGAGGAATGTTGCAGGATGAAGGCTATGAAGCCGAGGTTGTGCCACCAAAGGTTGTGCCTTCCTGTACAATGAGAGATTTTACAAATGGTCTTGGAAGTTATATGCCTGTTGTGTTTAGAGATGGCGGGGATTTTTACCATAAGCCGTAATGCAGATTGGTATATATGGGCATCCAACAGGATTTACCCTCTGGCAAGTTCCCAGCTTCGGCAACTTTATCAAGCACACTGATAGAGGCGAGAGGGCAGTAATGGGTTTATCAGCGGTCCGGTTAATTCCGGGAAAGGGTATATAATAATTTCAATCCACACTTTTCCCGTGACAACCTTGGTTTACCAAATTCATAATTTTATTTCAAGGAGGAATTGCAACGTGAGAGCAGCTATTTACACACGCGTAAGCACCGAGGAGCAGGCTCGTGAAGGCTATTCCCTGGCAGCCCAGGAAAAAGTTTTGCGTGATTATTGCGAGCTTAAAAATATAGAGGTTATAGAAGTATATTCAGATGAGGGCATTTCCGCAGGAACTATGATAAAACGTCCGGACATGCTAAGAATGCTTTCAGATGCGAGGGAGTATAAATTCGATTTTATTCTTGTTTGGAAATTGACCAGGTTTAGTAGAAATTTAAAGGATTTGCTTAATACTTGTGACGAACTCGAAAGACACGGAGTTTATCTGCAAAGTTTTTCTGAAAACTTTGACGGCAAAACACCCGCAGGACGACTAATGCGCGGAGTGTTGGGCCTTATGGGGCAATTTGAAAGAGAGGTCTTATCTGAAAATGTTATTCTCGGTTTAACTGAGCGTGCATATGGGGGTGCAAGGACATGCAGTCAACTTCTTGGCTATGATGTAATCAAAGGTGGCAGTATGACTGTTAATCAAACTGAGGCAGAGATAGTCAAATTTATTTTTAGTACATACCTGAAGTACAAAAATTTAACTGAGGTTGCGTCATTATGTCGCCAAAAGGGTTTCCGTGGCAAACGTGGCAGGAAATTTGATGCATTCAAGATTGAGGTAATACTTACCCGTTTTGTATATGCGGGGTTTTACAATTGGCATAATAAGCCACTAAAAGGAGATTTCGAGCCAATCATTAGTATCAAAACATACAACAAGACACAACAATTGTTAAAGGCTCAAGGTTCAATCGTCGGCAGAAATCGTAAACACGAACTCGTATTTTTGTAGTGATGGCTTTAGATTCTCACTCATAGGTTTATCTGTGCTTAAAATAATTCGGGGCAATTCCCCACGCGCGCGTACTACACATATTTAAGTTTTTATATTTATTTTATTATATATTACTAAGGGTATATACCTTCTCCTTCTCCTAACCTACTATATTTAAATATAGTATATATTATATATGTAGGTTAACGGCGTTTTGCGGTGAAATGCGGCGTTCTTCGGTGATGTTCGGTGATTGTCGGTGATGTTCGGCGTTTTGCGGTGTTACAAATATTTACAGTGAAAGGATGTGATTCTATGACGAATGCACAGGCTCAGGGATATGCTGTTGTAGCGTTAAGCCGGTTAATTGCAGCAGGACGCATTAAAGGCAATCGGGCAGAATTATGCCGCCTGCTCGACCGGAAGATGTATGATCTGATGGATATCATGTTTGAAGAAGAGGCCGAGGAAAAAGCCGGAAGAATTTTAGAGGGGAGAGTGGTTTAAATGCTTAAACTACCAAAAATTATTGACCAAAAGTCTGTCAAAAAAATGCTGGCACAGATCAACGCCGACTGCCCAACCGGCGCCAGAAACTATGCAATAATCATTATGATGTATCGTGCTGGCCTGCGTGTACAGGAGATATGCGATTTAGGTTTATCTGACTGCAATTTTGAAACGGGGCTAATATACGTCCAGCAGGGCAAAGGTGGCAAGGACCGGTATGTGCCTATGGATGATGACATTGAAAAATCATTAAAGGCCTGGTTTGCTGTCCGGCCAGAAAGCCAGTTAGTATTTTGCACGCTTGAAGGCGGTCAGTTGATGCAGAGATACATTAGGGAAGTCTGCTACAGAATATCTGAGAAAGCCGGCGTATTTATCCAGGACGGCGCTGTAAAAAAGCCTGTAAGCCCTCATAAGCTTAGACATACCTTTTTGACAGAGGTTTTGAGAGAAGGCACTGTAAACATCCGAGAGGTGCAGGAGCTGGCCGGACACAGTAGCTTAAACACAACAATGGTATATACCCATGTGGTTATGGATGAGCTGCAGGAGAAAATTAAGAAAAGGAAGGGAATTACCTGATTTAGTCGACATGAGAGAATTCCCAACGCTTGGAATTACATTTTGTATAGAAACCACTTGCAAGAAGCAATCTCATACTTCAACTCATATATTTTTTCTGTATTGTCAACAACGCTTTGACATTTATATAAATACATACGGTTTCCTGCAATCTTCTCTTCCTCCACAGTTATGATTCTGCCCACTCTTATTATAATGCAATCATCACCGTCGGATGCAAACTTAAATTTAACAGGATTAGGTTTTCCTGCCGTTGTAAACCACGCTATCATTTCTACCGGCCTCATTAAAACTTTCATTCTGCACCTACCTATAATATACTGGTCATCATTGTATACTCTTCTGCCGGAACTCCTCCACTTACAGGAGAATATCCGGAATGTAAAAAACAGGAACGAAACACGGACCGGGTTCCATGCTGCATACGGATACTATCTATGGCAGCATCCAGTTGCTTTTTCTTCTCATCGTATTTTTCAAATAATGACAGCTGTACAAAATCATTTCCGCAAAACTCACTAACTCTTACTCCAAGTTTACGTATATTTTGCCCTTGCCATAACTGATTGAAGAGCATGCATGCAGCCTGATATATATCATTAGTACAATCGGTAGCAGCGGCGAATTTGTGCTGGTGCCCGCAGTGTACAAATTCATTACTGGTTATTGATACAGCAACCAAACGTGCACAGTATTTTGCTTGCCTGAGTCTCATACAAACGGTTTCTGTGAGGGATAATAGCACTTTATATGCATCTTCTCTGCTGTCTACATCATGTCCGATAGTTGTGGAATTTCCAATGCCTTTCATAGGCGGACGGCCGTCAGAAGCAACATCTGAGCTTTCGATTCCGTTTGCATACTCGCGCATAACTTTCCCGTAACTTTTAAAATAATACGACAGAACTGAAGGGTCTGCCTGAGCTAACTGCCCAATAGTGTATATCCCAAGTTTATGCAATTTAGGGATAGTAGCACGTCCTATTCCATACAGGTCACCTACCGGTAAGGGCCACATTTTTTTAGGTATTTCATCCTTCCACAACGTATGTACCATATCCGGTTTCTTTAAATCTCCTGCGATTTTAGCAAGCAGTTTGTTGTTGGATATACCGATATTTACTGTAAATCCCAACTCCTGCTTTATCCGGTCCTTGATTGTATGAGCAGCAGCAGCAGGGTCGGGCCAAATACGCTCCATACATGTGAAATCCAGAAAGCATTCATCAATACTAAAAATTTGGATATTAGGTGAGTACTCTTCTAAGAGCCGTATCATAGCTGCACTGCATTGCATATAGAGGTCATACCTGGGTGGAACGACGACTATACTTGGACACCGTTGCCGTACTGCATAAAGAGATTCACCAGTCTGTATTTGATAAGCTTTAGCTGGAATGCTCTTGGCCAAAACAATTCCATGCCTGGAAGTCTCATCGCCGCCCACGACAGAGGGTATCTTCCGGAGATCAACAGTATCTCCGTGTTGAAGTCTCCATGTGGCCTCCCAAGATAAATATGCACTATTAACATCGATATGAAAAATAATCCTATCCAT